GTTATACACAAACCTACAACACCCGAAAGATTTGTTGAAGAAAACAATCTGCTCAGGAGTAGGATTAAGTCTATATTTATATGCTCGTTTCATATTGCAAATATAACTATAAATTAAATCATAGCATAACTAATTTAGTTAAATAGTGTTTAATTGACTATAAACCCATAAAAATATGACTAATAACATCTACCGTCCATCCGTTCCCTAACAGCCCCATGCCTATATGTGGTTGTACCGACTTGGTGTATCCTTCGGGTACGGTCTGTAATCTTTCCGCTTCCGTAATATTTGGCGTTCTGAAACCTTTTTCGGGATTACAGTCGGGTGAGTTGAATATAAGCGGTGTAAGTGATTTTTTATATCTTCTCAACAGTGATTCGGGGTTCTTGGCAAACCTGTTCCATGATTCAAGCATACACCATGACTTGTCTTTCTCCACATACCCGTCCGTGATTATGTCCTTGAACAGTATTCCCTTGTCCTTCCATGCAGGTATTTCCCAGTTGCACCAGTAGTATCTTGCTCTCATTTGCGCGGAGAAATCGGAACTGTTGATATACACATAGTCTACTCCAAGATGTGACGAAATCAAATCAGCCCAATCGGATTTCATCTTCACATTTTCAAGCAGGAATTTTATGTTAGGGTTAAACTGTCTGATGTGGTTGAGTATATTGACGTATTCAAAGAACAATCCCGAACGCTCTCCATCGAAGTTCAGTTTCTCTTTCCCTAACTGTGAGAAATCCTGGCATGGTGTTCCGCCAATCAATAAATCAATATCTTTCCACTGTATATCCCATTTGTCCCAGTTTCTAATATCCCCTAATTCAATTATATCGGGATAATTATCCAGTGCAACCTTGATAGACGGTTCGTTTATTTCGCTTGCGTAATACTTGTCTACCTTTATGTCTGCTCTCTCTAGTGCAGTACGTCCACAAGCTATCCCGTCACATAAACTTAGTACATTCATCGTCTTAAATATTTAAATATATGTTTGATTGTTTCTATATTCCATCCGTTCCCAAGCATCTTGTAACGCTGAGTATCGGATATTCCATCCCATATATACCATTCGGGAATAGTTTGAAGCCGTGCACACTCGGTTGGGGTAAGCCTACGAATGCGAAAATTACCGTTATCAACTAGCGTCATACCGTTTGCCATTGCTCCCTTGTGTGATGTAGCAAGTAATGTATGAGCCTTATCGTCTATACTGCGTATATTTTTCTTTATATATTTGTTTGGAATTGTAATATCGGCAATATTAGGAGTAGCAATTATAACGCATGGTTGTGTGCTTCCATCATTTCTATCCCTTGCCAGCAGTGTACATGATTTACCAGATTTTATTTCACGGAAATGCCTCCCTCCAAATCCACATATCGTTCCCGAAACAACTATCAGATTATCCTTTTGTACTGTTGTAAGGCAATTGGTTTTTCCATCTTCCCTAGGTTCAAGCTGTTGGATGTTCTTTCTCTGTTCCTTTACAATCCCGGCTTCATATTCCTTTCTTATCTTTTTTCCATATTCGGTTCTTTTTGGAGTAAGGCAGGCTGATTCACGCCCTCGCATCGCAACACATATCGGATCATTATCCACCTGTATGTAATTGTCATTGTCACCCATCTTGAACAATCTTGTATTTATAGTGCGAGCCTTTTGTTCATACGGAAACTTGATAGGGCTAAACTAGACAGGACTGAATTTTTCCGTCTTTACCCTGCCCTTCAAGCATTCAATCATCTTGTCAGACAAGAAATATTTTTCATCAACCTCTTCTTCAAGAATATCCCTTAACAATATACCCCTATCTTCCGGCTGTGGAATATCGTCATAAATATCCGTCCAGTATATGCGCCTTCTGTTTTGTGCCGATACAAGTGCGGAGTTGATATGTATCCCTTTCCTCCCTATTGTTTCATTGAACACAGATTCCCATTTCTTTCCCATTTCCACATTTTCAAGGAAGAACTTGGGATTGTCACCACGCTCAATAAGTTCGTGGTATATACGTATGTATTCCCAAAACAGATAGGATTGCCCTTCAAACTCGAAACCGTTCTCCTTCAATTCAAGATACGTTTTCAAGTCTAAAACCTCCATGCCTTCTTTCGTTGAAAGCCCTTTTCTCTTGCCGGACATGGACAGGTTCGTACATGGAGATCCTCCGATTATCAAATCTATCTTATCTAGCAAGCTAACATCCAACTCTCTTACATCACCAAGTTGTATGGTGTCAGGGAAGTTCTGCATAGTTGCCTTTATGGCAAACTTGTCCACTTCGGACGCATAATATTTTTCTACAGGAATGCCAAGTTCGGAAAGTGTTATCCGTCCGCACGACATTCCATCGAAAAGGCTTAATACATTCATCGTTATATTTTTTTTAAATTTTCAGCAAATATACGACATAAAACTGTATGCAACCAATACGTTTAACTTTTTTTTAATTATCTTTGCGATAATAGATAAAATTCATAATATGCAGTTTTCTATAGTACCAAAAATAGATGCCGAGATTATGTTTTCGGAAGATGATCTGTCCGTTTTCAGACGATCGACAGACGGTCTGTATTATATGATCCATACCGAGAAGGTTATGGAAGTGATGCCTATGACGTTACCTGAGGACGGAACGGAACACCCTTTCCCTTACGACACATACGACACTGGCACAAGAGAGTTTGAGAAGCTGCTTTTATCTGATGAGTGGGTTAAAATGGACGAAAAATGAGAAAAATAGGTTTTTTTAACATAGGAAAACTTGGACTTGTAAAATCGGCAGGTACAGGAAAAACCGATATAAACAAGGTGATAGAAAAATGGATACCAAAACACATGGTGTTCTGGTACGATATGTCAAAGCCTGTGGATACATACAGCCAAAACTTTAATGATTGGAGATCACATCCATCTGTAAATGCTGATATAATTATAACAAGCACCTCATTTGTCATAACTAGATTTGCTACACTGAACGATACAGTAAAATGCTACATTCCTGACCAAACAAAAAATTTCCCAGGAATGAAAGTGGAAGTGAAAGGTATAGTTGACGGGCAGGAATTATACTGGGGATATAGTGCTAATGTAAAATTAGTTAATATCACACAAGACGGAACATATGATATTCCGCCATTAGGAACCGTAAACGGTAATCTGTCATTCAGAAACGGCAATATTGTCGGTGCTTGTAACATTACCATCACCCAGCTACCGTCAGGACAATCCGTTCCCACAAACGAGATACTAAAAGCCAATCCATACCTGCAAGACCATAGCGGAAACAACAGACCTCTGAAACTTAACAATTTCATGTTCGCGGCAATGAGCGGTGTGGGTGGGTATGAATTAAATTGGACTGACCAAAGTATATGGGCTAGGTTTTTAGGAAGTAGATTTAATGGAGCCATAGAACCGCATAAACTGACTGTTACTTCTGCGTTAGGTTCTTATAATATCATGGAAACTAAAGTGCCTTCGTATGCTAAAAAATTCAAAGTTAGAGTAGATGGTATAGTTGATGAAACGGTAGCTTATAAATATATAAACGCAAGCGGAACACAAGTAAGATTTGATATAAAGGAAGATGGTGAATATGAATTACCGTCAAATAATACCATAGAAGGTAATTTTAATATGGGATGGGCTATTTTAGTAAACTCCTATCCTCATACCTGTAATATCACAATTGAGCAAATCCCATCCTACCCCAACGCCCTAGTGACTGACGGAGTGGATGATTATGGGCAGGTGCAGAACTTGCAACAGGGCGTGAAGGTGTTGTTTGTAACTATCAATCCGTTCATTGATGGAAAGTTTATCTATGACCAAAGACTGAATACTACTGAACCTTGGCTGTTTGCCGTATTCAATGACAAAGGTAGTATTGCTTATAATAGTAGGAACTCAAACGGCAAGACCTATATTGATGGAACACTGAATGAATCTACAATAGTTTCCGCTTTGTTAAACAAAAAGCAAATAATCACCATAGTAAACAATGATGTGACAGGTGATAAAACTAAAACTCCTATATTCTTTAGCAATACTGACCATAATAGCGGATGGATTAGTTCAGCTTTCTACAACTCCATCGGGTTCGATTCCGTCCCTACCAAACAGAATGACGGATTCACCGAGCAGGATTTGATTGACTACTATATACCGAAGGCTATCGTAACGATAACGGTGGTGGACGTATCAGGCTCACCCATACAGGACGCAACGGTCACGGTGGGAGGTGTACAATACAAAACGTTGTCTGACGGTACAGTAAAAGTACGGGGTATGGCAAATAGCACGATGTCGCTGTCTGTAAAGAAAGACGGGTATATGCCGTTTTCTGACAATTCATGGAAGTTTGCTGATTCAAGGATAACGCTAGAGGTTCTTCGGAATACCGTAATCACTGAAAATGGATACAGCATATTGCTTGAAAACGATGGTTTAATATTAACGGAATAAAAAAATGGAAGATAATCTTAAAATTTCACAGATGCCTCCCGTTGAAACCGCTACGGGAGAAGAGATGATACCATGTGTGACGGGAAGCCCTAAACAGAACAAATCCGTCACGGTGTCCAAGATAAGACAGGGCATGGTAAAGGACGAAAACTATGTGCATACCGACAATAACTTTACTACCCAGTTGAAAGATAAACTTGACGGGATAGAGAAAGGCGCACAGAAGAATACCGTCATAGGTGTGAAAGGTAATGCCGAACAGTCTTACAGGACGGGCAATGTCAATATAACGAAAGACAATATAGGTCTGTCAAATGTGGACAATACGTCCGATGCCGAAAAGCCCGTATCCACCGCACAGAGATCAGCCCTTGACAAGAAAGTGGACAAGGTGGACGGTAAGGCGTTATCCACAAACGACTTTACCAATGACTACAAAACGCTTCTCGAACAGATAAAGATGCAGCAGGGTAATATGTATGGAGTGGAGATGAGAAGAGGACAGATAGACCCTGTATTTCAGACATGGATAGGAAAGGAAGAGTTCAAGTCATCACATCCTATCCTCAACTCTTTCCGTGTGGCAAAGGTAAAGGACGGTAAGGTGGTCGGATTTCTTGACCAGACCAATTTCTTCAAAATGGCTGATGGTAGCCCGTCAAATATTGTAATAACTAGTTTTTCAACTTATGCGCCCGAAATAGAAGGACAAGTAGAAGATGATGGAAGCGATATTATGCTTGTAAATACCAAATCTTTCTGGGTAATTAACGGAGGAACGGATGATACGTATGAAAGAAGGCTTGTCGGTGATGCTCCATTTACATACGGTGGCGATACGGCCATAGAGATAAAACCGTTCGGAATGAGTATCGGTTATTCTACAATAAAGGAAGGAAAGCAGAGATCTATTATAGACTATACAATACAGGGTTCAGCGTCAGCAGGAAATCTAGGTGTAAACATAATGGAAGGAAACGGGTGGCCTACAACAAGTGAATCACGTTTTGATTTTGAGAAGTATGCTAGAAACAAAAATGGAGATACGACAAAGAACTATCCTTACGCCAATGCGTTCGCCCTTGACCTTGAAGTATGGTGCACGCTTCTGTTCATTAAGTTCAGGACAAAAGACCTGCACTCACAGTCTGTTTGCGGAAAAGGAATATCATCCAACGATTCAGCCCCCGATGCGTCAAGCTGGGGAAAAATGACAGGCGTCAGGTTCAAGAAGGCGGACGGTCAGACCTATGTGTATTACAAGTTGAACGGGCAAGGATTTAAAGCATCAGAAACAGGAACTGCTTACAATTTTTCACAACTCATAAACAACTACCGTCCTTGCATGAAGATGTTTGAAGCACAGCTTGCCATGTCATACGCAAAGGAACACAATGTCTCTCCCGACACCGAGTTTGAATATGAAAGCACAAAATACAAATACTACAACTTCCAAGGTCATAACGGATTGGCTGACGGGGAGATGTCGGGTATCGTAGCCAAGTTTGTCACTGCAACTGTTACCAGCGGATGGAGTATCCCGGATAATGCGGCAGTGACAGACCGTGAAATAGAAATATGCTTCACGCAACCTATCATTCGCGGACGTATTGCCGGTTGGGGAGATATATGGATGTGGTACAGTGGGATAGATTGTGTCATGCACGATTCTACGTCCATAGATATTTATCAGACCTATGACGTAAACAATCTGACTACAGACAATGTAGCCGCAGATAAGAATCCAGGGGAATCTTATGGATTTGAGAATACGTATGATTTTGTCGGTTCTATGGCTAGAGGTGAAGGATACATAACGAAGAACTTTGAGAACTCGCTCATTGGAGAGGTCAAGGGAAGCAATCTTCACACGGGGGAATGTCATTACAACTGGTTTACGGGAAATGCAGGTTCGGGTAAGATTGGAAGGCGTGGTGTTTTCTTTGGTGGTGAGTCGAGCAACGACTTTTGTTCTCTGCGGTTTGGTCATTTGAACCTTGATCCTTCGGGCGCGTTCACGAACATCGGTGGCGGCTTTCGTTGTACAATAACCCAACCCTAATTTTTCACGAAGTGAAAAATCCCCCTCCCAAAACTTGCAAAATATATTAATAATGTTTAAGTTTGCATAATTAAAAATCTAACCAAATGCGTCAGCAAAGTTAAATAAGTCTGTCAAAGGCGGTTAGTTGAAAAAAGGCGGTCTGTAGAATGGTGGTGTTTACTTTGGTGGTAAGTCGAACAACGACAATTGTTCTCTGCGGAATGGTAATTTGAACCATGATCCTTCGAACGCGAACACGAACATCGGTGGCAGCTAACGTGCTAAAAAAATTACTGCTATACAGAAGCCTCGTCAGGAAGATGAAAAATGTCAAGACAACCCATTGTTTGAGGATGGGAACTTATTAGTACATTTACAGTTGTAGGTATATGGAAAGTTAGTTATCTTTGGCTCAACGGACAAAGAAAAGCACGTAAGATGAAAAGATTGAATAATATTTTTGAAACGATAGGCAGTATGGATAATATTATCTCTGCTGCTGAAAAGGCAAAGAAAGGAAAGAGAAATCACAGGGGTGTGAGGGATTATGAGAAACATAAGGATGAATATCATCAGAATGTTTATCAGATGCTCAAAGACAAATCATACCATGTAAGCAAGTATGAGGTGATAGAGAAAGTGACTGATGCAGGAAAGGTAAGGGAGATACACAAACTCCCGTTTTATCCGGACAGGATTATCCAGCACAGCCTTTTGATACCCATGATGGACAGATGGACAAAAAGCCTTACACTTGATTCATATAACTGTCTGCCCAAAAGGGGTATTACAAGTAAGGTTAAAAAGCACTCCCTTGTGAGAAAGATGAAACGGACATTGCTTGAAATGGACAAAAACGGAAAAATATACGTTTTGAAAATGGATATTAAGAAGTTTTATCCGTCCGTAAGACACAGCGTTTACAAGAAGGCATATAGCAAAGACTTGAAAGACAGGGATGCGTTATGGCTTATGAATACGCTTAATTACAGCAACAAAGGTCTGGCTATTGGCAATCCTGACGCTCAGATAGGAAGCCATTTGGTATTAAGGTCTTTGGATCATGTTATAAAGGAGCAGTTCAAAGTAAAGCATTATTTCAGATTTGCCGATGATATGGTGATATTATCCCACGACAAGAAACAGTTGCATGAATGGCTGTGGAGGATAAGAAATTACCTGTGGTATGAAAAGAAACTAGAGATGAAGAAAAATTACAGGATATTCCCCGTTTCAGAAGGAATAGATTTCGGTGGATTCGTCTTTACTCCCGGTCATACCAAAATAAGAAAGAGAATAAAGAAAAACTTTGCGTCAAAACGTAATAACCCAAAATCAATTACGAGTTATATGGGTATGTTGATGCACTGTGATTCTAAAAACTTAATTAATAAAGTTTTAGTTAATAATAATAGCCACATGACAAAGATTAGTGACTTAAATATAAGAGTGTCAAGAAAGTTTGACGGAAAGGATATAAAGATAGACAAACTTGTCGATGAGCATATAGACATTCTTGATTTTGATGTAAGACCATCTACAAAGAAGGACAATAGTACATGGGTAAGAATGCAGATACTGTTCAAAGGAGAAAAATGCTTTATGAAAGGCGGATACGAAACATTAGGAGCATTCCTTTCCCAAGTAGACAAAAGCCTTTTACCATTGGAAGATGTTGTCATAAAATTCAATAGGGGTTATTATTTTGATGGAACATTAGATATTTAAACTATGGAAAGAGGTTTGATTTTTGACGAGAAGCCTGCCTTTATCTTTGATTTAGGCACTGGATATAGCAATGTTCATTTAAACATTGAACAAGTTGACGAACCCGAAACGGACGATATGGGAAATATTGTACAGGAAAAGTTCGTCAAAAAGTGGAAAGCCGATGTACAGCGTGTAAAGAACCCTGTATCATACGACAAAACGGTAGATGCCGCCATAAAGGATGAATTTCCCAACGGTGAGGAAGAAGCGGCTCTCAGAAAAGGTATTTTAAACAAACTTGATGCAGATTATGTAAAGCTGAACGAGTTTGCCGAAAGTGTTAAACAATCTTACTTAAAAGGATATGGAGAGCAATGACAAACAACAGATAGGTGGATATTTCTCCACCAAAAACGCTTCAAAAGATGAAGCGTTAAAAGGTATAGTAGCTGCAAGAATATCAGCATCCGAAGATGTTACCGATAAGGAGTACACAGTATTGTCAAACTTGATAAGGGTAGCCACATCAGAAGGATGCCGTATCTCATTGGTACAGGAAACAAAAAGCAGGTCAAGCAGGATAGCACCAACAGGAATGCTTCTTCCAGCAGGAACAGTGGAATATTTTTCAGTTACACCGGGAAGCAAGGTAAATATTACAGGAACAGCGAATATTTCATCTATTGAGTAGGACATGGGCATGAATTATAACACTATATTAGCTTCCTTACTTGACGGGATATCTCTAGCATTGAAAAGCGGAAACTCGAATGTTGATGCGGAACAGTTCAACTTCCTTACTGACGCAATAAACAGATCAACTATCATACCGTCTTATTTTGATAGAGAAAATGCCATAAAATATCTCGATGTAAGCGATACAGAATTTGCAAGGCTTACATACAAAGGCACTAAGTTTCATCCCGTACAACCGTTATTATCTCCCGTGAGAGTACAAGGAATGACAAAACCCGTTTATTTGAAAGAAACATTGGATGCTCTTAAAAATAACGGGCTTATACGTCCAAAGAAGTCAAGGGGCAAATACAAGACTAAAAGCTAGGGAAATTATACAACCTCATACGCATACATTGTAACACAATCATCTTTATTCTCCATATTAACCGCTTGGAAAATGTTTTCTTCATTATCCAAAGCGGTTATTTTATATGTTCCGTTCGTCAGATCAACAGTGTCACCTAATTTTATATAAGCGTACTTGTTTCCACTAGGTATTAAATACGTAATCTTTATTGGATTATTATTCCATTTTTTTAATTCTTTCATCTTCAATTCCTCTATTTTAAAATTATTGCGCTAATATACGAATAGGAAAAACAACACACAAGCAAATAACTTATTTTAACAACTTTAAACTATCTGAAACACAATAGGTTATACTGCGAAATTTTTATTTTTGTTTAGGCAATCCTAAATACTTTGTCTATTACGACAAATGTAATGGGATATTTCAAGTAGTTAATCATATCGTTGCACCTGCTACTGCCGCACAGGCTAGAAGCACTGTAAAATGATATTAAAAAGTTAGAATAAGTATGTTTCAATCAATACGACAAGGACAGCAGTTCTTCATATTGCATAAAGGGGAAAACCCAAGATGTGATGTGGGCACTGTGGTAAGTGTTTCAAATCCTGTTCCTAAATATCAGAACGGATATACAGCATATCCTCTTCCGCAAAATGAAATGGTTGTGGATGTGAAAGTTAAGGTTGGAGATGATACTCTTGATTTTCAAAAGTTGCCAGCCAATCTTAGTATAGCAGACTTTTCCCAAGTAGGCGGAAATGTGGTTGTATCGGAAAGCAAGGATGCCATCAATGCAGAGATAGAAGCAATGAAAATAAGTAGTGTAAGGGTTGTGGAATCTGTGGAATACCATCAGAAAGTAATCAAAAGCTGCGATGAGATGCTTACAGCATTGAATCCTGCATTTGCCGAGAAGGCGCAGCAGGACAAGGAGATGAAGGAACTTAAAGGTGAATTGTCACAGATAAAGGATATACTTGCACAACTTGCTGCTTCTGGTATCAAATTGCCTGACGTGCAACATACAAACAATAATAATAACAACAATAAAAAATAAACACTATGGGTTGGAAAGTATATGGAATGGGCCGTAGCTTTGAAGGTGAAGATATGGACCGGGAATTAGAAAAAGCGTATAAAGAAGGTTATCGTGACGCTATGGAAGAAATGGAAGATCGCTATGGTGAACGTGGCGGACGTGGCGGACGAAGTGGAGGCGGTTATGGCGAAAGAATGTGGGATGATGATGATGAGTACGGAGAAAGACGCGGAGTCAAAGGTACTGGTCCTTACGCCAGACGTAGACGCTAATTAAATTGGTTTAAGCCCGTAGTGGTTTGCTACGGGCTATCTTTTTAAAAACAAAAGCTATGGAAAGAACGAGATTAGATGTATATGAGAAACTTCCTTCGGGAATGGAAAAATATCTTGCGGAACACGGATGGAACTTCTCTAAGAAATTATGTGAATATGCCGTTTCCAAAATGAAAGACAGGAACGGAAACAAAATACACCCGTATGACAAGGATCAAGTGGAAACATTAATGAAGCAATTCAATGTTGAGTTGAAGAATGATGTGGAATACAACAAGGTTTATGTATTGAATATGGTACGTGCCGACTATATGGGTTCATCCATAGTCAATGAGCAATATGCCTGTATGTTTGTAAAAGACTATCTTGACGATGTTGACGGAAGCCCTACCCGTGCTCTTGACGAGTATTACGCAAAGTGTATAGCCTGTGGAACACCTTTCTCTTGGGAGGATTATATCTGATTGCTATGGTACGACAAAGACTATACATTGAGGAATATGACTGGACGGTTGATGTATTCTATTCTGTGGATAAATACTCTTATTTAAGAGCGATATACAGACTGGAATATATTGGCTGTCCTTTTCATTTGCTGAACAGGATAACGGATAAGATAAAGACTGAAAAATACAATTACGGTGTAACGTATTCAAACAATAAGTGCACTGTAATTATTATCAGTCACAGTACGTCTGATGAAGAATTTATGAATACACTGGAGCATGAAAAACAACACATGATTGGTCATATAATTGATCATTATGGCATAAAGCCTTCATCAGAAGAAGCTGGATACCTTGCAGGATATGTAGGTGCTTTATTTACAAAACCTATAAAAGACGAGATTTGCGATTGTTGTAAGAAAAAACTAAAATAAATCATTATGAAAAAGATTTTTATGGCTATGATTAGCGGAAAAAGCAAAGAAGAAGTATATGATATGCTTAACGATTCGGAAAAGGAAATCCTGTTCGGTATTGCTCAAAGCATGGGAATGACACGGGTGGAAAGAAGAAAGATGAAAAGAAAATACGAAAAGAGAAGATAGGCTAACTGCCTATCCTCTCTCTTATTAGTTGAAACTTTGGTATAATTCAAGATTGTTGAAAACATAACACTCCTTATCCTTGATTTGAGGATACATGTATGATGGAATATGTGCTATCTTACGGGCATTTCCCCAGTATGATGTCCAGTATTTTACGTTAAACAGAAGTTGCGGGGTGTCATAGAACAGGTTCAGTTCTCCTGCCTTTTGTACATCTTCATCCCATTTGCCTTCGTCACGGGCGATATATAATTTTAAATTGTTCATATCTATATCAGTTTTACGCCTATTCATAAGGGTTTGTTTTACAGTAATTTTTATTCTCTGACATATTCAGTAGCTTATTTAAAGACTCATCTGAAAGAAGATGTTTGTTGCTAGAGTTTCCAAGCATTAAACGAGGTTCAATATTTCCATCTCTCATAAATTTCTGTATCTCGTATATATGAAAAAGTAAACCTTCACAATCTACTGCATAGTATTCAATGCCATCGTCATTACTAGCCGATACTTCGTAACCAATCCATCCACCATCTCCAATATAAGTACTTATCTCAATATTACGGCAAAAACCGTAACTGATAAGTAATAGCCTTAATACATCTTTTCCACTCATATTCATTCCTAATCTGATTTACGCTAATTCAATTATAGCCTTCTTTAAATTAACAAATAAAGGTATTGCTGACATGCCCCCATTGCAATCCAACTGTCTTAAAGAGGGTACAACCTCTCCGTTATCATCAATATCATAATCTGCAATATAGGCTAACTTCTTCGCTTCGGGAACTAATATCCTTTCATGAGCCGGGACCGTTATACAGACTTTGCTTCCAATAGGGAATCCTTGGTTAGATTCAATGTATTCCTTTTCCAACTGTTCCCTTTCTCCATTCAATTCTTTTAGCTTTAAATCAATGGCGTATCTTTTGCTTAAAAATTCTTCTTTATTCATCTTTTTGTCATTCTAATTTATTCTAACGTACTTGCCTGCAATATCGCAGGTTCTCAATATTTCTGCATTATCCTCACCAAAAGCGATGAGAATACTGCCACAGCCAGGAGAATCCCCACGAGTTCCGTCTGGACGGAAGAATTTTATTCGATTCCTCAAAAACATCATACCGGTTGCTTTCTTGAAGATGATGTCTTGAAACTTATTGCTGTCACATCGGTTAAAAAGTAGTGCTATACCGTTGCCGTGTTCTGCCAATTTCTCTACAAACTGCCACATAAGCGGTTTGGAGTACGGAGGATTAAGCCAAATTCGCCCCCCCCCAATTTTGTATAAGACCATTGTCCTGCTTGTTGTACATGATTTTTGCAGTAGGCCAAAGAGGGTGCATGGGGGCACATGGGTCTAAATCAAATTCACCTAATGCGTCTATAATTTCTTTCGGTGTGTACCATTCATCGGTACTATTAGACGATCTTTCAAAAGTTGTATTCATTTCTTTTATGTTTTGAGTGTTATTTATTTCTCTTTTAACGAAACATTTCTATTACCACTTTATTTTCCGAGTTTCCATCATCAGGATGTACATCAGTAAAATCAATGACAGAAAAATCATATAGATCAGGAATGTATTCAGTTTGATAATCTCCTGTATTCATTACGATATTTATTTCAGCATCCTTATTGACAACTAACATTAGTTCGTCAATCATGTCTTGGACAGTAATTATTCTTTTCATCATTGTTTATATGGGTTTTACAAAGCCGCCTAAGGCTCATATTTATATCAATTTTAATGCTTCCTGTAAAACAGCTTCAAGTGCGTCTTCGTAGACATCCCATTTACCACCATCATTAGGTCCTTCATAAACAGAACTGGTTATATGAGTTCCATTGTCAGCTTTAGATATTTCGTATCCATAGCCACAAGCACAGTTATATACACATATATGAATATTTTTGGTTTCACGTAACCACTTCTGGGCAACGGATTGCGGAGGAAATTCTATATCTGTAAACATCCCTTTCTCTTTCAGCATCTTTGCTGTTTCCAATGTTACAAGTTCTTCGGTCATAATTTTATTCTCCTTTCAATTTCTTTATTAGCGCATCAGCGAAACCAAGGCTCCATTCTACTGTCATATTTAAACTAGCATTCATTACCTGTTCATGTGAATTGCTGCAAAATCCTTGCATGGCAGCTTTCGCTAGTTCATATCGCCTCTGTTCCCAGTCAATAGCTGAAAAATCAAGTTCGCATTCTCTGTAAACCATGTTATCACATACATATAAATAATCTTTGCTATGTTGAGAGTTGATGTTTAATTGGGGAGTTACATCTACCAAAACTCCTGTTGATTTTACTCTTGCTTTCATTGTTCCTCCTTTGTTTTAAAATGTTCAATCAGTTCGTTTACGGTGGCCTTGTGATAACGTCCTGAAATAATGGTTGCATTATCCCAATTTTCATCCCAAAAGAACATAATGCCTTTGAGTTCTGTGAAATAATGATCATTACCAATAGAATCGCCATAAGAAACGCTAAGAATGGAATCTGCTATAAACCACTGCATGTAGTTACTATCATCCCTCAATGCAGCGATAGCCAGGAATAGTTCTTCATTCGTTCCGCAATCAACACTTCCATATTTTTTCAAAGGATGCCCATTTCTTATCACATGATTCTTTTGGGATAGTAAAAAGAATATTCCATTATGACACATAATAAAATCATACTTATTATCATCATCTGCATAATATTTAGGCTTACCATGTGAATACCCCAATTCTTCCAGCCCTCTCCGAAGTTCCTGTGTATTTTTGCGTATAAAACACGGTGTTGTAAATCCCATAATTATTCCTCCTTATCTATCTTAATATCCGTTACTTTCCCACGACTGACAAAGCACTGGTCCATGTTTGGGTTTTCATAAGCTATATCGCAAATGATTTCTGAACTATCATCACACTCATTTTGTAATGAGCACTCATCACATATTCCAACGCACAATTCATGCAACACTCCGTCTATTATTATTCCGTTATTTATTTCCATAATCAAATACAATTTCTCATATATGTTTTCCTATCAATCATACCGTTTTCTGATTCTTCTACCAAGTCAAAGAATGTATTAGCATAACAAACATGCTCGTCTATCATTATACATATTCCATCAGACGGATAATATTCACATGAAACATTATCATCCCAATCTATATGTTTTTGTGCTTCTTTGGATATATCATCACAAGCAATCATATACTCTATGTATTTATTAGATGCTTTTCTTATTTTGTTAAATATATTTCCTTTCATGATTTTCATCTATACACCCATCATCTTTTATCCATTAATCGCTTCATTTAACTTTTCCTCAAACTCCGCAATGATACAATCTGCATCACCGCCATGTACCCAATTGTCCAATACAGACGAAAGAACTTCAACTGCCTTTCTAGATGTTTCGTCAACTGCCATATTGATCGCTTGATTCACTTCCTCTAACGTAAACATACTCATAATTATTCCTCCTTCTTTTTAAGGCTTATATCAATTGACAACCTATCGACAATTTCCTCCTTAATTATCTCCCTACACAAATTTCTTATCATTAAGAAATCACCGTTTTTCTTTATCTCGTCAGAAACCATACAACGAATCCACCTCTCTATATTAACATCGTCCCCATAGGTGTTATGGAAGATACGTTTAACTTCCTCTTTCACGATTGAAACTATTATATCCTTTATATCCTCTTTAGTCAACTTTAGTTCGTTATGGATATAGTTCTTTACTTCTCTGTATCTATATTTGCTCATAATCAATTCCTCATTTTAAAACATTCAACAACTCTTTAGCTCTCTTATAGGTGTCAAAGCCCTTTACATTCACCCATTCGTATGAAATACGTTTGTCTTTTCTGACTTGTACCCAATATATTATTATGGGAATACAACCGTTGCACCCTTCTCCTCGTATGATTCTGTACCTTTCCATATTAGTCCCCTTTCTCTTTAATTCGTTCAAGTACATCCCTGTTAGCTTCGAGTATATCATCGAAAGAGGGGATGGGAAACCATGCAACAACATCATCTATCACTTCATCATAATGACCGTCATTACTTTTCATCCATTTGTTTTTAGATGAAAAATACGCTTTGAATATATCACCATTCGCAACCATTACAATACAATCATCTGATGTGTCACAACCAGCCTTTTCCTTAACACTTATCCACGGTGATTGCTTTGACTGCCATTCGGCACCAGAAATAAAGTCAACAATGCAGTACGGTTCACAATGACGCTGCCTGTTTCTGCAATCATTAGAATATCCCCTTGCCGCTTCTTCTACTGTCTGTTTCATATATCTCCTTTCCACCTATCCTAGCAGCATATACATTACTACTAGGAATAGGTAATAAATTGTTGTTTTACTCATTACTCATTTGTTTTGAACCAGTTTCCTGATGTCAGGTAAATGGTAATTATTACCAATTAAATTCTAATTGTATTATCATCAAGCTATTAATCAACCTCTATAATCTGATATCTCCCTTTTTTGATGTAAATCTTATGGTTGTAATAATCCTTGATTACTGCATATCCAGACTGGGGCCTAATATTACCTGTTAAATCTTCAACATAAGAATTTTCGTAGGCTTTCACTGTTGCGCTGCCGTAGGCTTTCACTGTTGCGCTGTCGTAGGCTTTCACTGTTGCGCTGTCGTAGGCTTCCACTGTTGCGCTGCCGTAGGCTTTCACTGTTGCGCTGTCGTAGGCTTTCACTGTTGCGCTGTCGTAGGCTTCCACTGTTGCGCTGTCGTAGGCTTCCACTGTTGCGCTGTCGTAGGCTTTCACTGTTGCGCTGCCGCAGGCTTTCACTGTTGCGCTGCCGCAGGCTTCCACTGTTGCGCTGTCGTAGGCTTTCACTGTTGCGCTGCCGCAGGCTTTCACTGTTGCGCTGCCGCAGGCAAAAGATGTTGTTGTTACCTCATGGTATTTTTGTGTATAGATACCAGCTTCCGCTAGATCTTCTTCATCAAAATTGTCTTCTAAATATTCTGCATCTACTATTCTTGCTGTTCGTAACACCCAAGACCAGTTATCAGTAATAGCCTTAAGTATATCAGCCTTGCATTGACTCCTTAATCCCATCGCATAACCTATTTGACAGGCACCTGCTTTCTTGGCGCGCAGTAATAGTTCTTCCTTTATTTCTTCAAATGTTTTCTGTTCCATGATATTGTTTATTTTTCGTTATTTTGATATTTTGATAATTCCACGCCTCACGCATTCTTCGAGTAAATTCATATCCTCCTTTTTTATAAGAGCACCTGTATTACGATTCACGCTCACATAAGGCTCAAACCCAAGTCGTTTTGAATTAATTCCGTTTTATCTTTATGATATCAATCTTTCCTCAACACACCAACATAACATTTCATAAGATGCGTCTATTAATGAGTAGGATAAAAATTCTTGATAATAATCAAATTCGTCAGACATGGAATAACATATATGCCAACAATTGTCATTAAAATACATTGTAATCCAATAAGTATCCGTTCCTATTTTTATCTCTTTTGGCAACAATTCCAAAATGTCAAGCAAAGTAAATGCAGGGATACAATGTTCTTTTCTGAACGGTTCCTTGAAAGTTTTCCACTCTCGTAAAGATAATTGTGGTTGTTTTCCTTCTTCATAAGGATATAACATCCAAGTAATTGATGCATTACCTGTATTAACTCCAAGTTCTTGCAGGTGTTTCATTTTGTCAATAGACAGCACATTCTCCAAAATTTCCATCCGTTAAAATATTTTTAGTTTTATTTGATACGCTTGCAGTAATATATCTGTTAGTCGTTCTTATATCAGAATGACCAGCCATAGATTTTAGTTCTGCTTCTGGTATTCCCATATTAGCCCATCTTGTAATAGCTGTTCTACGTCCTGTATGTGTCTTGATGAACTGATATTTCGGTCCTTTCATAAGTACATTAGCCCGTCTTACAAATACCTGCTTGTTTATACCTGCTCTACACCCAAGGGTTGGTAGAACTTCGTTCATTGTTGTCTTTAACGAAGATTCTATATTGTATTTATCGAACGATCTAACCTCTTTTATCATTTCTATAATCTTGGAAGGTACAGGAACCTCAACGTTCTTACCTGTCTTTTTTGATATATACGAAATAACATTTCCCTCCATCATAGAATCTTTCAATCTGAAAATATCGGAATATCTCATGGCAGTATAGCATTGTATCAGAAACAATTTCTTTACAATTTTTTCCGTAACGTCAAATGGCTCAACATTCCAGAATAGTTCTATTTCTTCCTCCGTAAGAGATATATTTGAAGGAGATTTTACGTCTAGAGAGATAATATAATCATTGATATATTTACTCATCTCTTTTGATTCGGACAATATTCTTTTAAGCATTAAAAGATATGCCTTTTGAGATGATTCACTTATCTTTCTCTTTGACTTTATAACATTGATCATATCATCTATCATATCACGATTTACAGGCTTTTCAATAGATGGAACTTCCTTGAATGTAGGGATGGTATCATTAAAATCATACTCGTCATAAAGCTGATTGGTAAGATATGGCATTATATGTTTTGATAATGCTTCAAATCTTACCTTTCCGCTTCTTGTCTTTGTATTATTCAACTTTTCTATCAATACGCCTACGGTCATAATTGAAGGGCTATATTCGTTCTGAATTGTTTCAAGCCTGTTTCTTAAATCCTCAATCAGACTGTTCTGTGATTCTATAGTCTTGTTTAACCTATCTATTGTTTCAGCGAGAATCTGAATTGTTCTTTCTTTATCTTCCATGTCTTATATATTTTTATTGCAAAAATAATAAAACTGTATATTCGATAGGTTAAACAATAGTTAGCAACTCTTAAAAATGTTTACTACGCCCATTAATTTATAATCTCCCTCTTCGTTAATGATACATATAGGAGCATTATTATCAGGATTGGTATATGCCAATGTAACATAATCCCCAGGAAATACTTTCAATGCGTTAATCATCTTTTCAATGTTCAGATTGCAATCCAAACGCCCTTGACAATATCCTTCAATTCCGACATTTTCCGATATTTTATATCCTGCATCATTTGTGTATGTTATATCCATTTTATTATCTTCCTCCCTGCAAACAAAATGTGATATATTATACACATCTGACATTACCTTTATTCTTGAAAGGGAATCTATCAAGTCGTTAGTTCTTGCTTTTATAAAGTAATTAAAGTTTGATTTTATATTATTTACCAATGGCAAGTAGTTTACAAACTTAACCTCCATCAGAGTACAATTAAAGACAGACCCGAAATCCCCATAAGATATAGACATCACCCTTTCATCATCAGATACAGAAACGGTTACATTTTCTTCTGACAACATTTCAAGAAAGGATAACGCTTCCTTTACTGATGTAGGCATTACATTTATGCACAAATCCTTGGATATGTCTTGCTGACATTCTACAACATCTCTGACAAATACAATCTTATCGGACGAACATATATCAATGCAATTATTGGAACAAATAAAATTTATTCCAACCCCACTAAGACTATTAACAACGTCACTGGTATCATTAAATCCTATATTTCTTTTTAATGCTCTATATAGATCATTCCTGTTCACATTAACCCTTACTCCAGTTCCACGCTTCCCTATCTTTATATCAGGATAAGATTCTACATCTTCCGCAAAGAAAGATGCTTCACTTCCATTGTAAGAAAATATAACTTCTTCATCATATATCTTTACAGAAACAATGGAATCCCTTACTGTTTTGAGTAACTTTACAAGTCTTATCCCATCTACTGCAAACTCCTGCCCGTCATTGCAATCTGAATCAATAACGGGAATAATCAAACGCATCTCATTGAGGTTGTTGTATGAAGTAACCTCTATCGCATTCTCTGATGCTATATATTTAAAACGAAAACATTTAAGTATCGTCAAACCTGTATCGGAAAGACAGGCTTTGGCTGAGTTTAACGTTGAAAATAAAACCTTTCTATCAAAAATTATCTTATTCATGCCAATATTTTTATTATTTTTTCAAAACTTACTTTTGTAGTGCTGTTACGTAAACAGTAATCCTTAACCTGCAATGTATTCGACATTATAGGCTGACCACGCTCAATAGCGTCAAGTATATTCCACAACATTTCCTTAGACCATACGAAATATCCTCTAAAGAAATATGTAGCCATCACATCAGCCTGTTCTATTATATGATTACGGTCATGGTTACTGTCAGGCATTTTAAGTTCTATGCCATATATCTTACCGTCATGTATATAAGCAAGGTCCGGCATACTTTTCTTTGCTCCTAGAGCACGAAATTCAGCCGACTTGTTACCACTTACAGCAGGATGGAGAAGTTCGGAAAAGAACGCTACAAGCAATCCCCTGCATCCTTTACCTTCCTTCTCGTTCCTATAACTAACTACTATATCTTTCTGCATTTTCTTTTCTTCCGCAGACCGTTTTTCCTCAGCCATAATAAAAAAAATTGTATTTGGCAAAGGTATCACGAAATGGGATATATGAGAAAAATAAAAGGTTAAAGTTTGTTATCAACCATCTCAAATCCTTCACACATGTCATGTCCGCTGTTTCTTATCTTCATGGCAACGTGTTTTTCAAACCAAGGAATATAACATACGTATCCAACAAACAAACCATCTACAATAACCGTGTATCTATGCTTGCAGCGACAGCAGCAATACTCTCCGTTTCTGCAAGGCTTTGTGTTGCTATTTTGCAAGATCATCCAAAGAAATGTTTTCTGACAAGAAATCGTCCGTGCATTGTTTTACCACATCATCGAACCGCAAATCGCAATACTCGTCAATCCAGTCACCGATGAAGTATAGTTTGTTGCTTCCTGCAATAACACCAAACAGAATAGGGTCTTTTCTTTTTTCCACCTCCTCTTTTTTCTTGTCAGACGGTAAATCTGTTCCGTTATTATCAAAGTCATAGTGAAGAATAACATAGTTGTCGAATATTTCATATTTGTCTATATCCGTCTTTTTCCTAATTATGTCAAATGGTATGATTCTAGTATAGTCAGAAATATAATCAAGGCATAGATTTTTCGGACATCCTTTTGCAAACTTCATAAGATTTTCCTCTGATATAGCCTTGTATAATCCTTTGCTGAACAATATGCTTTCGTATTTGCATATCACCATGTTTCGGAACAGTTTTTCTTTCAAGGCATATTGACCTGATCTTTCAGCATAACCTAGCATCAGTATATAATCTTTTATCCTATCCCTGTATTGCTTCATTTCGTTTTCTGCCTGTATCTTCACCTCAGAAAAGAAATGTATTACGTCAAACTTGGATCTTCTGTATTCGTCTATATAATCCTTAATCTTTTTAAACCATGAGTTTTCCTTATGTTTTCTATCAAGAAGGAAGGGTCTTACTTGCTTGTGCTCCTGGTTTGTTTTTACAGAATCAAGCATTGTCGGTGAAACGGTAAGATTAAATTCCGCCACTCCTTCCTTATCATTGCTTTCCATGTACTGTTTAAGAAAATCATAAGACATTACACTTGGATTAGGATCTTTCTGCTCTATAATGGAGTATTTAGGCAGATTAAAGTCAAGCCTTATCGTTTCGTGAAACAAGGCAATTTTACCATCGTTATTAAGTAAATTTTTTCCCATAATTAAATGTTATTTTTTGTTTCTTTGAATATAACCCCATATAAACTTGCTGGAATATCCGCATTCTTTCATGGCTTTACGAAAATCAGTTTCCGTATTTCTGATATACAACTGCCGTATTGCCCAATAAGTATTGTATCCTTTAAGTTCCGCATACTGGAAAAATTGAGTAGGCGTCATTTGATCGAACTTTAAATCTCCTACCAGTTCTTGCAGTTCCGCCATCCTTATCTCCTTTTCGGTAGGATATACATATCCGCAGAAAGGGCATTCCGAAGCGGTTATGGCAATATATTTACCACACTGTTTACACTCTTTCACTCCTTGTATCCCTTCACATTTCCCCTTGTTATGCCATAAAGCCCATTTACGTTCTTTCTCAAACTTGCCGAGCCGTGATATGTTACCACCGAAGTCTAGGAGAAATGCTTCTGTCTTATTTGGGTGAAGCCGTATAGCCCTGCCAGTTGCCTGGATATAAAACTGAACGGATTGTGTAGCACGGTTTAATATGCAAACCTCTATACTTGTTTCATCGTATCCCGTAGATAAGATACCACTGTTGCATATAACGGTGAATTTATCGTCATGGAAATCCTTGATAAGCTGTTCCCTGTTTCCTGTAAGATGCTTGTATCTTTCATATAATGCTAACTCATCCGGCTTATTCTTATCTATACCTGATATGAGGAATTTTGCGGGAATGCCAGCTTCATTAAATTCAGCGCACATCCTTATCGCATTTGCCTGTGTGGCATCAAAACAGATTGCTTTTTTCATCGGGCAGATACGCATATAGTTTTCAATCACCCCCTTGTACTGTACAGACTTGTTGAACACCGCACCCATCTGCCTGCTATCGAAATCACCTGTGCGATAATCGGTATTAACCTTAGACAAGTCGGGCGCATCAACCGTAAACGTTCTCAACTTGGTTATGTTTCCCCGGTCCATCATATCCTGTATCTGGGCGGTTTCTACAATCTCTTCATAGTTCATGCCAAGCTGCCTTTGGTTTCCACTTCTCATCGGGGTTCCTGTAAGACCTACTACATACTTATCATCAAGCAAACCAGATTCAAAGAGAAAGTCCGCATCAGAGGTGTGCCCTTCGTCTATTAGGCAGAGAGATACACTCTTAACCCATTCAACCCATTCGGGCTTTTCTAGCCTTCTACGGAGAGTTTGAGCCATTGCGGATACTACTAGACCTTTGGGTATATTCCTGTGTTTAGGAGAGATGTATTCAGCCTGTATGCCAACTCTTTCCAACGTTCCCCCTGTCTGTGTCATAAGTTCCGATCTGTGGGATACGATAAGCACCTTATTCCCCTTTTCTACAGCACCTTTAGCCATAAAACTCATTATGACCGTTTTGCCGTAACTTACACAGGCAGAGAATATGACGTGCTTATGATTAGTCAGGGCATTTCTCAGACGGGTTATCCCCACCTCCTGGTAATCCCTTAGCTTGATTTCGTTTGTACTCATCTTCTTGTATGATTCTTTCAAGTTCTTTTTTTAATGCAACCACAAAAGCCATGCACTCTTCTCCTTCAAACTGCTTGACAAACTGCCTGGCGGCATCTTCGTAATCAGGAACACATTCTTTTTTGAAGTATTCCTCATTGTCTTGAAGAACCATCCAATCCTCGAAGTGGTGGTTTGGTTTTTTCTTAAATATATGCAGCAAAATGGCAGTGTCACTATTTAGTTTGATTAGCTTCCTGTCGTAGTTTTCAAATTCGTCAACGTAATCCGTATTCATCTTCGTAAAACAATTTAAAGTTTCTCCATCTATGCCCGTTTTTCCCCTTACAAAAAGAACTGCATGAGCGTTGTGGCATACCTAATTTCCTCTCACAGTCACAACAGGCTTCAAAGCATAGAAATCTGTTCGTACCTTCCTCTATCGCAATGACAGCCCTTGTATTGTTTCTATGACCGAGATAAGAACCGTTTTCCTTTCGTTTATTTATGAGTTCCTTCATAAGAACTCTTTTCTTTTCACGTTCCTCATCCGACACTTCCCTTCCTTTCTTGAATCCATAATTATGACCTTTGACGAACCTTCCTTTTTCGTCACGGTAAGATATTGGATAATCTATCCATAATTCGCTAATTGCTGGCATTGAAATCTAACTTTAGTTTTACAATTTCATCACTCATTGCATGTACTCTTTTCAGCCATGCCATTTTCCATGCTTCTTTTCCTATACCATATATACGATATATATCATCTCCTGCATCATCAAATTTGATAGGAGTGCAGCTTATTGACTTACATTTCGTTCCGTCCATAAGTTCAACGTCACCTACACCCCCATTGAGCATGATAAAGTTGATATTGTTTTCTATGGCAAGATAGGGGATGATTATTTCATCCCCACGATTAGGTTTGTTGTGCTTGATTAATGTAGTCATTTACTTTACTTATTGGGTATTTTTTTGCATCACGTTCGTTGAGTGAAAGATAAGCTAGAGCCATTTGTAACTTATCTTCCATCCTGTCTATATCGTCTTTATAATCGCATCTGTCAAGTTCCCAATACAAAAGTCTTGACGGATCGTTAACTGGGCGTAAATCAAACGGATCATCATCTGACTTGCCGTCATATACGATATAATACATTTTATCTACATCGGGATGGGAAAGAAAATGCGACATTAGCTGCCAATAGTATTCCTCTATCGCCTGTTCCTTTGTGGCTTCTCTCAAATATTCAATCTTACTTTCAGAAGTAAAGCATTTAACTTCGGCTATATAAGATAATTTACCATTGACATCAAATCCATATCCATCGGGAGAATCGCCATATCCATCATAGATATTATCGACAAAAACAATTTCGTCAAAATCATCCGCACAAGACATTAGTCTTGAGAACGTGTTATGGTTAAAACACTCTATAGCGTCTTTTTCATGATCCTTTCCCCACTCCATATCAGAGGTGGATATATGTCGGCATGGTTTGTTTAACCTTCTCTCCCTTGCAACCTGATAAAGATAAGATATAGCTGTATCCCCGAAAGGAACATCAACTGTCTTTCTCTTTACACCCTGTTTTTTTGCAACCTCTAGTTCGGAAGGTGACATTTCCCTTCTCCCGGAAACCATAAGTTTTCCAATGGCGGAAGAGGTGATTTTACCACACCTCTTCATAAGCCATAATTTTTCTTTTTCTTCCGCTTCCATCATTTCTTAGTCGCTTCGTTAAACAATTTCATAGCTTCCGCATCCACATCATAGCTTGCCGTGATGTATCCAATGTCGCATTTCCCACTTTTCAATGCTTCCAATGCAGCCTTGAACTTATCAGAGTTCACCGTCATTTTCTCTTTCTGTGGTGGTGGCGGAACATCACGCCCTATACGCAATCCGTAAACCTTTCCTCCATCGCTTGGGTCACGTGTCAGTTCCTTGCATAATATTACACGGAAATCATGGATGGTTTCAGGATAATCAGTTTGTGCCAGCTTGGTAAGGCGTTTACGGTTCGTACTGTTCAACAGCATAGGTTTAGGAACAAGGTTTGTTTCTTTAAAGTAAGCAATCCATGATGGTTTCTTACTACCTTGTACCTTTGCATTCTCATCCCATACGATATGGGATATTGTAGCAATAATAGACTGACCGTTAGGGAGTATTTCTACTCCCACATAATCAGATTGACTTCCAGTTCTCCAATGATGGAAAACCTGGTTTTGTTGTTCGTTTGACATATCTAGGTAATTTAATAATTAAGCGTTAATTCTCCCGTCTTTAGGCAGTGGATGATAGCGCTTTTGTTTATACATTCTTTTGGTTTTCTATATATTTTCTTACTGTATCCTCGGATATATGTCCAACAGATTCTACAAAATAGAGTAGCTCACCTAGGTAAAACTACAGTTGAATTTCCCGTTTTGTCTACAATGACGCCCTTTCCGCCTATGACAGCTTCCGTCTTGTGACCACTTGGGTATTCCGATAAACAGGAATCATTTTCCGCTTTATACGGATATACATCCATAATGGCAGTTTCGGCTATGGATGAAATCACATAGTCTGCCATTGTGCCTTTCATTCCTTCGTCAAGTTTCTTTACAGCATCTCTCAAATCTGCTGCCTGAACAAGCATATAGCATGATGTCTTTTTCTCCGCTCCGCTTTTTTCGTCCAGAGTGATGTAATACAGCTTGCATTTAAACCATAGATCGGCTGCATCTTCCTCAGAGGGGAACAGTTCGCTGTAATTGGAGCGTTTAATGTCCGAAACAGTGAACTCGCCACTGATAAACGGTGTCATTTCCGATATAATACGTGCTTCTGCCTCAGTGAAGCTAAGCGCATCAACCATGTATTGCTCACTTACTTTCTTATTCATCCCATTTTCTGCTACTTTTTCGTAGCGAATTTTACACTCAAAAAATGTTTTCATGTTTATTGTTATTTAATAGTTCAATTACGGTTTCCTTAAACATTTCTTCGTTATCACAAATGATAAATTCCTCAAAATCATCATCCTCTTCATACCTAACACCATCTTTATACATTGTCATTTCTCCAAATGAATTTGGATATGGTGCAGTCAGACCATTGTAATCACAACAATCAGGATATGTTTCAGGTATAAGTCCTTGTCCTTTTAGCCAATCCCTTAGTTCGGGAGTGTTTTCATTTATGTATGCTTCTTTTTTCATGAGGTATTAATGTACATTGTTATATCTGTTCCATTTATAAAGGGCGTAGGGGAATCGAACCAACTAACCATAATTGGGCAGTGCCAAAAATCATTAGTAAACTATGTAAAATCAGTCAATCCAAATTTAATTTTAATTACATTGATTATGGATTTATACTGCTTCTCGTAGACTGTTCCCGAATGTGTTTCCTCCACTTTCTTTTCAAATTCTTCAATGCTACCACGAAAACATCCACAGATTATTTCCACTTTCTTTTCTTTTGTCATATATGCGTGAGTGTGGCGATTGCATGAGCCGAAACCGTCAAATCCGCAATGCTCGTTGTCGTTTTCTATATCAGCATCTCCGGACACCCAAGCATTGCCGGACACCCAAGCATCGCCGGACACCCGAGCATTGCCGAACACCCGAGCATCTCCAGACACCCAAGCATATCCAGACACCAAAGCATCTCCAGACACCCAAGCATTGCTGGACACCCAAGCATTGTCGGACACCCAAGCATTGCCTGACACCCGAGCATTGTCGGACACCCAAGCATCGCCGGACACCCGAGCATTGCTGGACACCCGAGCATTGCCGAACACCCGAGCATTGCCGAACACCCAAGCGTCATTTTCTTGGTCTAAGTTCCCTTCTTTCTCAACATATCCTCCAAAATCACCTTTTTGGGCATATTTGAAAGATTTTGTACACTTTATTTGGAATAACTTTATTCCAAAAGAATTGATTACAAACTTATCTGTTAGTATAAATTTTTTTTCCATACTTCAATCAGAATTGAAATTATCCTCACCACTTGGTTCTTCCTCCGGCATATCATTACCGAAATCCATAGGAATGAACCAATCTGAAATATAGTCTTGCATGATTTAATCCTCCTTTTGGCTACTTAGCCATTCTTTATAATCTTTCTCGTAATATTGGGGTATTATACCTTTCCTCATAAAGTCTATGTATTCTTGTACAGTACAATCATCCCAATCAACTCCGTTATCTGGTATATCTTCCGTTTCTGATGTACAAAGAGTGTATTCAAATGGATTATACCCACTGTTAAGCCCATATTCTTCAACTATCTTGATTACATTTTCATCAGTGGTTATTTGTTTGATTTCACTTTCAGCCACACACCCGGATATTTCAGAGTGCTTGCCAAGTACTTCACCGAAGTAAACACTGATTTTGTTATTCACTAAGTATTCGACATCTTCTGTGTCTGCAATAAATACTCCTTCAAGATTGCCCATTCTTCCGCAATCGAAGTCCATTTTAAATAATGCTTTCATAAATTTACTCCTGTTCTTGTTTGAAATATTCGTACTTTATCTCTCCATTTACGATCATGTCCATGATTTCTTCATCGGAAGATGTGGCTATCTTCATCATAAACTCATCTTTCTTCACCTTTTCAATATCTTCATTTTCAGTATTTCCCACCTTTTCCAACTTTCCCATCTTTTCTGCCTTTTCAGACATATAAGACACAGCATCTTTAGCTATTTTCAAGGCATAATCTGAATCGTATAAAGACATCATGGATTGAATGTATATTCCGTTAATCCTGTCAAATATTTCCTGTTGGGAAAGGCTTAGAAACTTTGCCGTATTCGCTCCCATCATCACCTTTATCTGCCAAGATGTTTTTATATTCACTACGTGAAGCCATCCCTCTTTGATAGGGCTTTTAACTATATAAAAGTCACCTACAATATATCCTTCGTCTATATCTTTCTTTTTCATAAATTTACTTGCGTTCGTTTTTCAGTTAATATACTTCTTCTTTTGTCTATCAAGTTTCCTATTCTCTCCTAACGCTTAGTCTAATCAACCTGGGATTTTACAAGTCCATAGATATTTGGTCTATGGAGCAGTTGATTATCAATCTTGTTCTGAATACTGAAAGGCATTAATGTACATCTTTATACACATTTTAAAACGTTAATTCGTTCGGGGCGATACCAACGCCCGCTATCGGCTATCATGAAAGAATCACCGAATACTTTTCTACCGATATTAAGCGCACCGTTGACATCAGCATTGATAACCTTTCCAACTGCCGACTTGAACAGTCCTCGCTTGACGCACTTGCCGAGATAGATATCATGCTTGCATATATCCTCCATAGACAGAGCGTCACATTTGCTAGTGTAGCTTTCCTCATGTTCGATATAGTTGATGCCTGCAAGTCTACACTTGTATCTAAGGCAGCTTCTCAACCTCGCAAAAGGGATGAATGTAAACTTCTGATTGTTTACTCCGCCCATATTGATGGATTGCTTCCATCCTTTGTTGTAGCCTACAGCAAGAGTGCCTATATGGTGTGATACAAGATAATCAACGATACGCCTGCTGGTCTTGTGCATCGAATCATTCATAAACCGTTCACGTTTCTCATACATCTTTCTCATCCTGTTTGTCAGTTTCTCTATCCCCTGCCTGTCCTTTATGGATTGCAGCATGGACAATGTTTTGTTAAACCATCTGTTGTATGACTTGACAACCTTGCCTGAAAACAGCAGAGCATTGCATCCGCACACCAGCGTGGCAAGGTTGTTCACACCCAAGTCTATCGAAGCCATACCCGTACCGACATTATCCGAACAGCCACAATCATATACAACCTCCACGGTCATGTATGTACGTTTTGGAATTATCCTAACCTGTTTGAACCGTTCGATTCTGTCCTTGTACTTCTCCCATTGCGGAACGGGTATTTTCAAGTCACGGTCAAGTATTATATACCCGTCATGTATCTTGCACGACTGGTTGGTATATATCGCATTGCTCATCCCACCCCGTTTGTGATAGCATGGCAGTTCGGGCTTACCGTTATACTTCCCTGGATTCTTCGCCCAATCCTTTACAGCCTTGACATATCCCTTCATTGCCTTGTCAAGCACACGTAATGTCTGTTGGGCTACGTGTGATTTCACAAGTCTGTAATTTACCGTACCTTCAAGGTTGGTGACATTTTTCATTATCCTGTCCAAGTCGGGATAGAACAGCCACCTGTCGTTATCTTTCAACTCGTTACGGACAATATACAACGCCTGGTTGTACAGGTTATTCGTAACACGGCAGATAGCGCAAAGCCTGTCAGAATGATTGATGTCAAATTTATAAACTAATTGCATATTAGCCAGTATTATGTACTATTATATAATAGTGTAAATTTGTTCATTAATGCCTACTGAAATAATAATTTCTTATTGTCAGCACATTTTTGTGTATCTCTTCTCTTGTCATTTTCTAGGTAAAAATTTATTTTTAACAAATGATAAAAGCATCACGGATATTTCATCAGCATATCTTGCAAAATCATCCTGGTATTTCTCGTCAACATTGTTATCCATCCATAGGATTTGATTCTTTGCCATAGTACCTACCTTTTCAAGCGTTTCAAACATCTGTAGGCTAGATCCTGGGAGTGTTTTCTTTAGCATTTCATTCAACTCAATGGAAGATGAGTGGATAATATCAGCACAAAAAGCAATGGCGTTGACATACATCATCCAATCCATTTTCTCATCATCAGACATCTTCTTGATAATATCCATGCCCCTTACATATTTACCGTCAGGATAAGCCTTGATATATGCTTCCTGGAACTCCTTTATCTTAGCTGTTACACGAGAGCATTCAACCATACGGCCTTTCTTGATAAGATCGTTCTGCAGCTTGCGCAACTCCTTCATTTTTTCCTCTCTCTCACACTCCTGTATTAACAAATGTCTTTCCATCTTCTATTATTTTTATAAGTTCTTTAAACTGGTCCGCAATTATCTCTAGTTTTCCCTGTATCTTCTGATTCATATTCCCGTCCTTGTAGGAACTCTGAAATCCTTCATAACGTGAATCAATGCTGGAATAGCAGAATGAATCAGACGTGATGTTTACCATCGTATTGTCACCGTCTATGAACGGTTCTGGTATGTCTACTTTTATCATCATAGCAATCCGAAATAACTGTCTAGTTTTTCAATCGTTTTATCTCCATCAGATAGGACATGCTCAATTACTTCACGTCCTGAAAGTGTTACTCTCAGTTTGTCCACAGGCTGAACATTGGCTATACCTTTAGAGTAATTGTTATAATGAACAATCTCCCATCCTTTTATGGATGATAGCATTCTCCGTTTGCCACACAAATTTATAGCTTTTGGAGTAAATTCCTTCTCTTTCTTATCCATAATCAATCGTTTTTAAACTTTTTAAACATCTCATCTCCCAACACTCCGCTAATGAACATGGTAAGTTCTACTTCCCATTCATCTTCCTTGCCCTTCACGAACGGATAAGTAAGCTGATGCCATTCATGGTAATCAAACAGCTTCATGCGAAGCGGATAATAATCAAACATTTTCTTGTTTCCATAAAACACACGGATATGATTTTTCTTAATCTCCGTGTAAGACAAACCATAGTAATCCAGTATCTGGTAGAATTTGTCCATAGGGGTAAAATTACACTTCATATTTTACATATTTTTTTTAGTTGTTTATGCAACGATTTCATATACTCTATTATTGTATCCGCATTAGGGTCTGAAAAGTCTACATCCTTTATGTTTTTCAACTTTACCCCATACACTGAAACAATAGTAACTTCTATGACGTTATATTCTCTATATTCAAAGTACAACACATCTTTAATGCTAGATGTATTAATGATGGGAAAGTTATCAACTTTTATTAAAGATTTATATTTACCTAGCATTGTTGGCGTTATTGACGTTATATCGTTTTCTACAAAATCAAAAAACATATTCTCGTCATCTCCGCAATCTACTGTTTCAAGAAACATATAAATAACATTCCACTCTGATTTTACGTGAAAAGTATTATCTGACTTGTCTACAAAGATACCATCACCAAATCCCTCCAACGCTTTTTCGGAAGCGGTGTACCCTAACCGTTCAAGTCTGTTTCTTATGTCGCTTGAATCCTTTCTAATCAATACCTTCATGAAAAATATTATGTTTAATTATTATTGTCGATTGCTTCGGTAGGCTAACCTGTTCACTGTTTTCCTTGTTGGTCAAAATGTATCTTTCCCCGGTATCACTAAACAGGAAATCATCTTTTACAAAGGGTATTTTCTTTCCATCATACCCTACAATAAAGCAGTTTTGAAAAATTTCTAGTAGAATCATTGTTTTATCACTTTTACGGTTACTAAAATCGGGGGAACGCTTTCCCCCTAAACTTTCATTATAAATATGCTTGCTTCTACACTCAAACATGATGCAAATATAGTCAATAAAATGACATACTATAAAATGTTTTAAAATATATATTGTTTATTCACATTTCTTAAAGTATTCCTTAAATACGTTTACATTGTATGTGTTTACCTGGCAATGGTTATCGTCAAAAATCTTTTTTATCTGATAACCTAGCTTACAAGATATTACTTTCATCTTCATCCGGCTAATCTTTTTCCAGTTGACACCGTTTTCCTTTGCCCATCTTTTGATACTATACCATTCATTGGATTCGTTTGGTTGTGGTTTTAACGCTTGATTCCTTTCGTACTCATCAGCCCACGCCCTGGCAGATTCGGCAGGATTGTTGAAGTTTGGTAATCTAACCTGTGCATAATAACTGCCTGTATTGGTAGCTGATGGAACAATATAATCAAATATCCAACGTTCAAATTCATCAGCCATAGGAGGAAAAGGGCTTTTATAAATCAGTCTATACATACTCCTTTCATTAATAAACTCCATTATATCATCCCCTACTTCACGCATCATTACGGAGGATGGTTTACAGTGCTCTAAAAGAGCTTTTAATGGATTTGAATACTGTAAAGAAGATGCAGCGTCTAATCCACAGAACCAAATTTTACCATATCGAACAAACACACGAATTTTGCCAAAAAAAGGATGTTCGTAAACCATTATTTCGTCCGTTTTGTGTGCCGAAGCTGTTTTATCGGTAATATTGTTTTGTTGCATAAATAAAAATAATTAACTTTGTTAAACAATTAAAATAAGCAATATATGGTAAAGAAAGTGATTAGGGTTAATGTTAAATCCCCTAAGGTAACATCAAATAAAAAGGCATCTCCCGTAAAGGTCAAGATAAACATGAAGAATACGGGAGGATTACAGCCCACAGGAAAACAGAAATTATAATCTACAACAGTTTCTAAAACCATCGGTTATAGATTGATGATTATTTATATTCCTATCTCCAAATCGTTGATGTAGATACAATGCAATAAAGAAACATACAGTTACAAATCCTATTGATATATACGAATAAAACATAGTGCATCTCACGTCCTCAAACACCACATTATTAAATACAATATCCAGTATTGCGTATATAAACATTTCAATGACAAATACTCTATGGTATATACAAAATAAAAATACCTTTGACAACACATAAAACAATATTGCATTAAACAGTTTGGCGTTAAAGAATATGGTAAGGTACTTGTCCGAAAACGGAGTGGCATACTGAATATACTCCAATGTGTCACCATCATAATATTCAATGATATCACCTGTTCCAACAGAGTGTATAACCTCACACTGATGGACAAGTATAGCAATACAGAACAATATAGGATAACATCTTATCACCCAAATAAGAAACGTCCTGTAGAAATTGTTCAAACTTTCCTCTAGCATTTTGTCTTTCATAAATTTACTCTCCTGGACAAATTTCTAATAATCTCTTCTTTCGTTCTCCCTTTCAACAGGTTAAGATCAATTGTTGCAGACCCTACCTTTACGCAACCATCAGATATGTATTGCTGCACACGTTCGTTCACAAGATAGTCCGCACCAAGCATATCCAATTTGGACAGTCCTTTCACATCATTTCTTCTGCTTAACACAAATCCACCTACCGTTCTCCATATACGCCTGTATTGGCTTATTCCGTCCTTTACAGGCATGATTATGTCGTTTTCAAACAATGGTATTCCGTTCATGTCAAACACGCCTGTAAACCATTCTACAACACAACCACTGCTATCTCTTACACGTCCATAAGCATCTATGGATACATCGTCAATAAGAAGTTCATATCGCCCCGTTACTCCATTAAATATACGGAGTAACGGGAAATCAATGTCATTTCTTCCCATTTCCCTTAATCGCTTCAATACATTCCTTTACTCCATCATCAAAACCATGCTTGTACCCCTTAGCGTATTCTCCAATGTTATACACCGCCATTGCAAATACAAACAGAATAATACCTAAAGCCTTATGCCAACCAGGAAGGGATATGGAAAACGGCTTAAATGTAATTGTTAGATCTCCGACCCATAATAGGGCGATAATACATATTATTGTAAATATAATTGTTTTCATAATCATATAAGTTTTAATGCTTCCTGTAATCCTGCTTCCAGTGCTTCCTCGTAGGTATTATAACGGATAATAGGCCTGTCAGACAATCCTATCAAGTCATGTCTCGGAATTGTCAGTATATCATACGTCCAATAGTTTTCATACATATAGGATATTTCGATATGCAGGTTCTTGGTTTCACGCAGCCACTTTTGTGCAACGGATTGAGTGGGACGACTATAACACAATTTTGGCAAATTCTTATTTGTTCGGAACACAGATTGCATTATCCGATTATCGTCTTCTTTAATAATATCTTTACAATACTCATTAAATCCTTTCTCTTTCAGCAACTTTGCTGTTTCTAATGTTACAAGTTCTTCGGTCATAATTTTATTCTCCTTTTAATTTCTTTATTAGCGCATCGGCATAACTAAGACTCCTTTGGGCTGTCATATATGAACCATTACTCATTCCCTGTTCATGTGGATTGCTGCAAAATCCTTGCATGGCAGCTTTCGCTAGTTCATATCGCCTCTGTTCCCAGTCAATAGTTTCACTAAAGAAATCAAGTTCGCATTCTCTGTAAACCATGTTATCACATACATATAAATAATTATTGTTATGTTGAGAGTTGATGTTTAATTGGGGAGTTACATCTACCAAAACTCCTGTTGATTTTACTCTTGCTTTCATTGTTTAATCATTTATTTTAACAAACGCTTAGTAATATTACCGAATGAAATATGCCGATACCAAACAATATTTCCACGCTGAATACTAGTAAGCCAATCACAAGCCTTAAAAACTTGTCCTACATTGTATAGGAATGGTCTTTTTTGAATTTTTCTTTTTATTCTTGCTTTCATTGTTCCTTCTTTGTTTTAAAATGTTCAATCAGTTCGTCTACGGTAGCCTTGTGAACGGTATCTATATTAACATCAATATCATTGTAAACCCAATAAGTAGAGAACTTGATTTCAGGACACAGAATCCATTTATCACCATCCGTAAACCATTGGTTCTTGTCTGTATCATCCCTCAATGCAGCGATAGCTAGGAAAAGTTCCTCGTTCGTTCCGCAATCAATAAGACCATATATTTCTTTAAGACCATTTGTATCATAATCGTCCAATGAATAAACCGAATTAACTCCAAATACACAAGTAAATAGATTATTCCAACCTAAATATGGATTACAATAATAGCCAAGTTCTTTTAATATATTTCTAATATTAGCAGTATTTTTGCGTATAAAACACTGTGTTGTAAATCCCATAATTATTCCTCCTTATCTATCTTAATATCCGTTACTTTTCCACGACTGACAAAGCACTGACCTATTCCCAAATCGAGTAAGGCACAATAGTTATCGTCTAAAAGATTAGAGCATTCCTGGCATAAGGAACATTCATTACAAAATCCTTCTGATGATTCATGCAGCACCCCGTCTATTATTATTCCGTTCTTTACTTCCATACCGTTCATTCATTAGAAGTTACACCCAAGCACAATACTTTGTCAGAAACGCCTATATCGTCAAACTCCAAAGTTAAATACTCTGTATCGTAAGGATAAGGGTATCTGCAATTTTTCAATTCTTCATCCGTCAATTTGCGTCTGACACGCATCTCGATTTCAAAATCATCGGGAAGGTTCTCTATGATTTTTCTAAGTTGTCCTACGTTCTTTATTTCCATAATCAATCTCCTTTCTCTTTAATTCGTTCCAGTACATCCCTGTTGGATTCGAGTATCTCGTCAAAAGTTATTGTAGGTGTATTTGCAGATGTAAATGTATTTTCGGAATTGTTATTTCCGCAATACAAACACATTCGTGTAAAAGGTGAATATACCCTTCCACACTTCGGACAAATCCAACCTTGCTGTCCGAACATTCCATTAAAGTTTACTTCATTCATAATTACTCGGTTATTGGTTTATCAATCGGCATCCAGTGGGTTATATCCTTATCTTCAATCCAACCATTGGAGAGTGCCCACATGCCTTTGTTATATCCTTTATCTTTCCGCAGCCATCCTATGACATAATGCCGGATGGGGTTATTATCATAAAGAAGAACTTCCTTGTTAGGCTCCGGCAACCGCTCCTTAACACTTATCCAAGGAGATTGCTTGGATTGCCATTCGGCACCTTGAACGAAATTCATCTCTCCAAACTTTGCCAAATCTTTACCAAACAAAGTTCTATCAACTGTCCTATGATTAAATAGGATATTTTCCTTCGCTGCATCTTCTACTGTCTGTTTCATATCAAAATACTATTTTAAAATCTTTACCTTTCAATGTAGGAAGCCTGTCGGTGACAAACTTCTCCAGTTCCTGTTCGTCTATCGGGAATAACGGGCAGTATTGGTATCTGAATGTACGTACAAATCGCCCGTCAAGCATTACATCAAAAACCAGTGTTTTCATAATTTATTAACTTTTGTCCATAAACTAAATTCGGTATATAGATATTTCCATATATCCCTGTAACGATATTTGTCGTTAGGGTATTGGCAACGAACACAATAATCCGTTTTGTATAAGACCTCATATATCACACCCCTGTGTTCAAACAGTTCGCCCATGTCAAGGGTTCCTACTTCCACTTTTCCTATCATCGTAAACAAAAATTACTACTTTACCAATTCTATCGTAGGGCATTGACAAGACCAAACATATAAGCCCATCTCCGACATGGTTCCATCTTTTTCACCTTGTTAAACAATGGTTCAATATTGTCAAGAGAATTAATCCTATAATCCTTGACATAGGCATATCGTTTTGATTCATTAGTAGTAATACACACCTTGCTTCCGATAGGATACTTCGCATTGGATTCAATGTACTCCTTTTCCAACTTAATTTTCTGACTTTTCAATTCCCTTATTTTTGAATTGATATCATTTTTCTTTGTCTGAAATTCTTCTTTGTTCATAGCTTTTATATTGTTTTTATGAATGAAACATCCCTATTATCATTTTTTATTTAAATTATAATATAACTGAATAATGCCTTTTAAAGGTATCCCAAGGGGTTCGGTCTACATAAGGAGTACCGTTCCATGTATATTTGGCATAAAACATGGAACTCCATTTAATAAACTTAAAATCCCATATAAACGAGATGATATTGAACGCCAAAAATACTGCAATCTCGAATAGTGTATATATTATACAAGGCAAACACCATATAATCAAATGTATTCTTAAATATTTCATAATTAACATTCAGACAAGACCTGTAACACAATAAGCCATACAATGACAATCATCAATCGTCCAACATATTTCCACATATAGCTTTCATTATCATAGCAAAAACAATTCCAAAAAGCATAAAATCACTCCTTTCTAATATTATTGTCCACCCACCTCATTGCTCCCTTTAACGCATCAGTTGTAGACCTGTAAAACATATCTACAAAGAGAACCATCCGTTCACCTTTTATTATCCGGTACATGAAGTCTTTTTCTCCTGTGACCTCTATTGTACAGCCTTTATAATATGCAACGTATTTTTTTCTCATACGGCAAAGATATAGTTTATTGGTTTGCCAACAACTTTTTATTAACTTTTATTAAGCGTTTTTCCCATTCGTTCAGATCTACACCCGTCTTAATTTTCTCCATAACCGAATCTATATCAAAAGATTTACATTTTTCATACAGATCACTCATTGTCGTTCCTTGTATGATAACTCCGTTCTTTTCCCCGGAAAAATATCCGTCAACACTCTCTATCACATCCCATTTCCGTCCTTCCAGGATGTATTGTTTATTGTTAGTTCTCATTATTTCAAATCGTTCAAATTATTAATCAATGTAATAGGATATTTTTTTCGTATTGCATCAAATCGTTCTTTATCCTCATTCGTCATATCTTCGGAAGCATCCCATTCGTCCAACATGAAAATATCAATATCTCCTTCATATCCATCATTGTCATTCAGTTCAATACAAATATGTGGATAATAATTCATATCAAGACCTCTATCTTCTGGAAGTTCAAAACCGAGATCATAGTAGAACTCATAAAACACACACGTTTCGTCTATCGCATGATTTCCATTGTAGTAATAAAGATCATTCGCCTCAGAATGCAGCAACAAATTCCACAAAGCACTATAAGTTATTGGCTTTAAATCGCAAACATCATTTGAAAAATGTTGCCTAACATACGCATATCTATCTGGGTTTTCTCTGATAATATCTCCCCAACAGCCAAGTTCGTTTTCTATTTCTTTATGTGTCATAATTGAAAAAATTTTATTATACAAACTCTATATCATTCAGATTAATCGGATAAACTTCATAGACTACCACCTGATCAAATTCCCTATATTCATTTTTTTATTCAAAATGTTTGCCATCAATTTACAGTTATAAGAATCACATAATTCAATTAATTCAATAGATGGAACTTCAAATACTTCTATCGTATAAAATCTCTTATCCTTATTAATTCTATAAGAAAACATAGATATCATTTGTTCCTTAATGCCATAATAAGCCGCCTGTTGGTTTTTGCCAAACTCCTTATTTATTGATCCGCTGTTATTGCTCACCCTGTAACGTAGCTTTGCAGGGGCTTTTGTTTTGTCTGTAATAATATTCATATTTTTTCGTTTATTTTCGTTTTTAAGTCAAAAATTGCTCCCGGTAACAGTGTCGCTCTGTTTGTTGTTCTCCATACCGGGAAAATATTTCACATTATTTCCGCTTTATCTTAACTCTCTGAATGAAACAGTTTCAAAATCGCTCTTAATGACCTCTATCTGTATAGGCTTAACAAATCGGTCTAATTCCTTGCGTATCTCTCTCATTTGTTCAAACGGTACGGTTACAATGTTCCCGGCAACTAACAAGTTGCGCAAAATGTTGTCTAATTCTTTGCGTTTCATATTATTGTATATTTTTGTAAAACTCACAATACAGACCGTACAGATCTATTATATCTGAATCAGTTAGTATTCTCCTTAAAACTCTTATTACTCTAATTACTCTCATTACTCGTTCAAATATGACTTGGGAAGCAAAGGGAAAACTCTTAACACTTCATCAAAACGCACGTTCCCAAACTTTTTGATATATACGGAAAAATAACGTTCACTCCGCCTACGATCAATATTTATGCATCTAGGTACGTCCTTTCGATTTAACGTATTATAGTCGTTTGCGTGCTCTCTTACAAACTTAATCAATTCAGGCGTATTTATGTACATTTTGATTATGTTTTGTGTCCTGGTGCCGTTATAATACAGGCGTTTAACCTGTTTATCAGGTAGCTTGTGTCCGTCATAGCTTTTCCAAAACTTGATATTTTCCTTGATAAGATCCAATGTATCAATACTTCTGTTAGCTTTAAACGTTCCTATCTTAATACTTTCATTGTCAAAAATAGGAGATAATTCTTTTTGTAAATTTTGTTTTCTCATTGTAAATAATATTTATTTATGTTTATAATCTCCAGCATAATCGTGCCATATTCTATAATCGTAATTATATTTAGTCGCTTTACGTTTTATAGAACGACTGTAAGTAGGAGAACCGTCAAGTATATAGCTTAATTCTCTCTTTAAAACCGCTCCGATTAGCGGATAAACATCTAAATAATTGCCATCACATTTACTTAGGTCTATTACTTCGTTCTCTAGGGCACGTTCTAAAGCCTTATCCATTGCAGATATAACACTTTCTTTGACAAAATTGTACTTTTCGATAAATTCTTGTTTTTCCATAATACTATTCATTTAGATAATTCATCAAGTTTTGGCAATACCCACGATTTCAGGTATAATCCCAGTCTTTCCATAACATAGTTTGCCGTAGCTTCATCAAACGTAGGGCAATCGCCTGGAATTATCGGTTTCTGAAAACTTCCTATACTATTTTCTACTATATTGTTTACCCTGGTAATTGCTTCCTGTAATTGTTCTTTAGCGTATTTCTTTTTCATAGGTCATTGTAACGGTTTAATTGTTCTCGAATAAATTGGATATGTGTTTCTTGCTCATTCAACGGCAAAGAATATAATTCTTTGTAAAATTCGCTTTCACTCACAATTTTACACTTATTGTCTTTGCAATATCTTTTAAAATCTTTTTCCGTGCCGTTCCCAAAACTAAACGCTAGTTTAATCTTTTCGTTACACCAAACGGAGTATCCACCGTCTTGTATAGCTTCATTGATTGATTTATACGGGCGGCCTGATATACCATTACTGAAGCTATCAATAGAAAACTGTACCATAATTATATTGTTTTTGATTGATTAATAGGTAAGTTCCGCCAATATATCCGCATTGAATACGGGTAATTGTTTTGCGTATCTGGTACGTCCGTCTAGGGGTGTTTCCGTGATGGTTAGCTCTAGTAGTTCGTGTATCGGTGTATTCCAGATAGGTTTTTCTAGGGCTTCTATTTCCTTGTATCGTGGTGAATCTATATATATACCTTTTGGACCGTGGTAAAACTGTTTAAAAAACGGGTGATCTTTATGTCTGCATATCAAATGATAAGTTATATGATTATATGTTATATTCTTTACCGTTCTTCTTGCCGATTTACAAATATATTGGCTACCTGTTTTGCTGTTTTTTACTGTTACCTGTATCATAATGTTTTTGTTTTTATGGGTGATATATCGGTATTGTTTTAGATCTTTTAATATAGGGCTTTATTTTACCCTCTATTGGCGTTTTGAATGAAGTATTGCACACTATCAAGGATATATTTAGCATGTTCCCGGGACGCTTCCTGTTTTTCCTGTTTTGTGGGTGTTATTCCGTCATACTTGTATAACAGTTTGGCGGCTTCTCTGATTATGGTTTTCATTGTGCTACAATTTGCTAGGTGTTCTATTGATGGCTGTATGCCCTTGTTTGCCTTCTTAATTATGCAATTTTGCAGCCATGTTGTAATATCGTATATTTCCCGCGTATTGCGTATATACATTGCAAGCAAATTAGGTATGTCGTTTCTTGTTTCCATAATGTTACGTTTTTAAATTGTTATTGTTTGTTTTGGTTCTCTATGTAATCGGTTACCCGTATTGATAGGTACAAGCAACCTAATAATATTAATGTTTCGATCATAGTTATTTACTTTTGGTTTTTCCAAACTCTATAATCATTATCACTTTCAAAACACATATAACCGTCAAAAACCTTAACAATATGTGCAGGGGTAAACGGGCAATTTTTAATTGCCCGGTACCGTGTTTCAACTTGTGCAAAATACGTTCTCATAATTACTTTAATTTAAAGGTTATATTTTCAGGAAGTTTTGTTTTGTCAACTGTTTTGATAAATTCGTCAAACTGATTTTTCGTTACTTTTGCTTCACAATCATTCCAATTAAATACAAGTTCATTGCTGTGGTTGTAGTATATCACATTTTTAAGGGAAATCCAGGTATCAAGAACGGCTAACCTAACTAGCTTCCTGTTTTCCGCTTTTTGTATTTCTTTTTCGAAATCTGCAATTATTTCATTGCGTTTCTTCTCGTATTCTTCACGTTTTTTCTGGTCTTTCCGTGCCTGTATGGCTTCACTAGTATAATACCCGTCTTTGATTCTGTTTTCAATTAGTGTACGTTCTTCGTCCGTCAATTTTAATGTAAAACGTTCATTTTCGGGTTTATACGGGTTTTCCCATGTGTTACCCGTCAATGCTTCTAATTGCTTTATAGCTTTCAAACTTTCTTTTTCCCAGCGGTCAACGATCCCTAGGGTATATAATAGGTAGGTAAAGCACCCCTTATCCTCTGCACTATCACGTAGTACATTGTATTCTGATTCGGTAATACGTAGGTAGTTTATGGTAGTTTCTTTGTCGCTGTTTTTAAGGTGGTAAAAGCCATTTTCAACGGGATACATAGGTTGCCCGTAATGGTTGCACAGATGTAAGTCAATAAACGTTTTAAACTCTGGAAAACGCTTGAGTATTTCCTCATGGCAGCAACCACTAGCGCACCAAACAAAACGCCCGTTCCTACGTTTCTCATATATATCAGCCGTGATACTCCAATCACATACACCATTTTTACAATAGTCGTTTAAACTTATGCGCACGTTCATTTTATAGGTTATTCCGTTCTCTACGTAAAATTTTGTTACATTGTAAGATAATTCATTTGTTTTCATAATCGTAATATTTTAATTGTTCGTTATTCCTTTAATTTACTGGAGATCTTTCGATACAGGGGCTTATTTACCCCTGTATGCGCGTTTTATTCTTCTTCTTCTGTTTCTATTTCGTCCAATACTTCAGAAATTGCTTGCCCTAACAGATAACAGCGTATTGTAACGTCGCACGCTTCTGCACCTTTCTCTAAATAGCTCATATCACACCCGAACTCTGTTAACGCTTCTGCAAGCAATTCCCAATTGTGACACAGGGATTCCTCAGCCGTCCACGTGTTAAACGTATAAGTTCCTGAAGCGTTTCCCGTTACGCTATCACATGTAAACAGTGTATCGTTAAGATCTTGTTCCACTTCGTCCCTATTTTCGGAGGTTACTACTATATTGTTTTCGTTGATATAGTTTAAAACGTCCTCTTTAATTGCTTCCAAATAATCGTATCTTTCCATAATTGTAATATTTAATTGTTTATTATATATTGTTTTTATTGTACTCTGTATTAATACGGGCTTGTAACCGTTACCACTATCGTAGTAGCTACATTACAATATGCGCATATCGTATATTTTTACGGCTTATTTATACGTTCCGTGCATAACGGACAAGTATTAAGGCTTATGTATAGGATACATACGCACATACATTATATTATATCGTATCAGGAGCTAATCACATATCGCACTAAAACATTATCACCCTTATCTAATATTCCGTGCCTCTGCATCGTGGCTAGCTACACCGCTATTTATATTCCGCTTATCCTGGTTTGCGGATCTGTACCACGCTCTCACCGTGGCAAGCTGTTTCAATACGTCAAGTATCGCTTTGTCCTTCCGACACTGCAAACATACAGCGTTTTTGATTAGGTTGTATATTTCATTAACATTCATTATAAATTAAGCCCGTTTTTTCCAAAATCAATACAGTTTATATACATATTTTAAATTAATATTGCATAATATTAATAGATCAGACCGTGCAAGACCTATTTTAGCTTAATATTATGTTTAATTTCAAGATTTTTCAATGTTAATTTGTGTTAAATCTGTTTGTAAGTGTCTGATAATCAAGGAATTACGAAATCTTCGTAGAAGTCACTTGTAAAGATATTTTATTTGTAAAGATTTCGAAATTCGATTGTCGTAGAAAAGAATTCTTTTTTATTTACAAATAGTGTAAATCCGGGATAATTGCAGCTCGTAACTACCTGTAAATCAGTGGCATACCCCCTTTCCTGGACTTTTCTTCGTGGGTGTGTCGCTCCCGATAAATTTTTTTCTGAAAATTTTTTTTCCCCAAATTTTGCTCGGATGGCTGATTTTGCGGTTTGGAGGTGTATTTTCGGTAGTTTTCAACAAAATCGGATAAATCTTTACATAAAAAGTTACGAAAATCGTAGGTTTTTCGGTGTGTTTCGTAGGTGTGGTTGCATTTTTTATGTCTTTTTTTGCAGTATAAGTTATTGGTTTACAGTATTCTTCGTTGATTTCGTCGTTTTGATATGTATCTATACTAAATTACGTATGCAGTTTTGGTTTCTGTATGTGTATGTGTTATGTATGTATTGTGTATGTATATGTATTGTAATAGAGCATGTAAGGTGTACGTGTATGTATATGTTGTAAATATATATTACTTTTAACATTTAATATGCAAATTAATAGAGAGTAAATTTTCAAAGATTTACGATTCAATTTTTTTTGACAAGACTAAACAGCTTGTTTTCAGCTATTTAACCACTAATTTTTGCGAGTTTTTTTACAAGTGTTGAAAAACGAAGAGTTTACGAAGTCTACGAAAAATCAACGAATTTCGTAGGTTTTTTACGAATTTTCCCGAATCAATTAGTTGCATATGCAACTATCGGTGTTGGGATTTTTTATTTTATGTTAAATTAAGTCAATTTTACATTTCTTAACGTAGAAAATAATAAGTAGATAAAAAATTATAGTTAAATCATTTTAACTAAAATGAGAAAAATTATTACAAAAGTAAAAAATAACAACAATCAATATTTTTTACTTTTCCTATTCAAATCATACTGTTGACGTGAAAGTAAAAAATCTTGTGTAAAGAAAGATAAACTATATTCCTTGACACGCATTTGTTAATCACATAAACATTTGTAGTTAATTAATTTAACTACTAGTTTTCGTATTGTTTTTTGCGCTATATTTGCAGGTAAAATCAAGTAAAATATGGAAGAAGAAATAGAGATTAAACTTAGGTTGCCCGAATCAAGGCGTGTCGTATGCCTGTCCGATGCAATGCCCGACAGGGAACGTTGGTACAAGGGAATGAGGGTTCAGACACGGCTGTTCGGGTGGGTTACGCTCGTCAGCTTCAGGGACCGTCACTGCTGTCTTAAACTTGACGAGCCTCTGGAGGACGGAACAAAGGCTGTGTTCGTGTCGGAAGCGTCATTCATCAAGCGTGTGCCCGTACCTTTAACTGCAAAGTCTATGGCTGCACAGGTCGCTGGTGTCAGCGTGGAGGGTGAGGTGCTGGAGTACGAGAGGAAGATGAAGAGAAAATGGGAGAAGGAGAGGAAGCATATAGCGGAGATATGTGCAAGGTACGGGTATGTGCTTCCTTCCGAGTGGAAACGGTCGTTAAGGAGATTTGCTTCGTGGTGTGAGGGCCAGGTAAGACAGTACGGGCATATCGTGGATGCCGACTATCTCATGCGGCATGACACGTCCGTTGTGGGCGGAAGGAGCGTGGATGATCTAAGGTTCGTGCCCGATGTGGATATGGTGGATGGGACCGGGACGAACGGGAAGCCTTCTGCCGCTCGCGTTTCACGGTGCGCGCTCATGCCGGGAAGCATCGTCACCGCCATACGCAATGCAGGGAACGAGATGGACAAGTCGGTGTCGTTGTGGCGGAAAAGCTACTTCGTGAAGATGAGGCGTTTCGGGTACACGTTCAATACCTGCTGTGACGGTGCAAAGACACGTGACGATGCGTTCACATGGTTCAAGGACATTACCATACAGTACATGGCTGACCTTATAGAGTATTACGGGATAAGACGTGATTCCATCGTGTGCAGGAAACTGGAGCACATCTCGGACGTGTACTCTTCCCTTGACGATATGGACGCACGCCCTGACATATCAACGGACGATTATGACCTGTATCCCGTTGTAATGTTCGGGAAGGTTGTGGACCGGGATAAATCGTTGGACTCGGTAGGATCGGTAGAGAAAGGAGGGGAAAATGACTGTCGCTGAATCTGCAAAGGCTTCTTATGAATACATCCTTGATTCCGTTATGGGCAAGCTGGCGGACAAGGGCGGTGGTCGAGGCTTCCGTAAAGCCAGGGATGAAGGCGAGTGGAAACGTTCCATATCCGCTATGGTTGAGATGGACATAGCCGATGCGTGCAGGGAGTGTAATTTCAGACGGCACAGGAGCGGTTCCATCATGGCTTTTGACGGTAAGATATTCGTGCCCATGATGAAGGAGGATCTGATGCGCCTGTGCATGGACTTGTGTCGGATAAACGGTCTTAGCGAACTGTATATGACCGATACGAGCGAGCGGTTCTACCGTACCATCGTAAAGAACGTGACGCATGAGATATTCAATCCGAAGCGTAACTTCATCACGTTTGACAATTGTGTCCTTGACACGGAAACGATGGAAACGTTCGATTTCTCTCCTATGATAGAATCGTGCATACGTATCAATATCAATTATGACCCGTTGGCGCGCAGCCCGTTGTGGGAGAAGTTCCTGGACGATGTGATTCCTTTGAAGGACACACAGGATGCCTTGCAGGAGTTTGTGGGGTGTGCCTTTGTTGACAGGAAGAAGATCAAGATGGAGAAGATGTGTTACCTTCTCGGTTGTGGTAGTAACGGTAAGTCGGTGTTCTTTGACGCTGTTGTCAATGCCCTGGGGAAAGACAATGTGTCGTATATGGAGATGGCTGACCTGTCGGGTGACAAGTCTACTTGCGAGTACAATATAGCTATGATAAACGGCAAGCTGCTCAACTACGCTTCCGAGATGGGTGGGAAGGATGTGAGCGGTGGAAAATACAAGAAGTTCATATCCGGTGAGCCTACTATGGCACGCCTTCCGTTCGGTGAGCCTTTCCTTGCCGACATGATGCCGCCTTTCATGGCCAATCTTAACAAGATGCCTTCTGTTTCGGACCAGACTTACGGTCATTTCAGACGCTCCCTTGTCATTCCGTTTTATCGTGTGTTCAAGGAATCGGAGCAAGACAGGTCGCTTCCGTTGAAGCTGTCAAAGGAATCGGCTGCCATTATCAACTGGATAATAGAGGGTGCAAGACGGTTTGTGAAGAACAAGGGTGAGTTTACGAGAAGTTATACGATAGAATCCGTTACGGAGAACGCAAGACGTGATTCCAACAGTGTCCTGTCGTATCTTTACGATTCGGGGTATGATGCTGATGGGGGAATTGAACTTGAGGCTATCCGTGACCGTGACCTGTATGTGAAATACAGTGCATATTGTATTGACTGTGGCGTTAGACCTTACAGTAAGAGAAAGATGGTTGACATGATACGCCAGGAAGGATATTCAGTCACTTCCGCATGGGATGAGAACAGGAACAGAATGTTCCAGGTTGTCCTAAGACGTAAGTACAATCCTGACGAATATCTTCTCCAACAGGCTGATGATATAATGAAGGAGGATTTGCCGTTCTAATGGTGGTTTGTTTATGGATATCATGAATAGAGGAAGTATAAAAAGTAAGTTGTATGCTTGGTTGTCTAGTATGACTATGAAGTATAATTGGCTTCAAGTGAAATTGGAGTACAAAGAAGATCGTGGAGTATTTTTAGTGTCATTTTCTCCCGTGAGCCAAATTGAACTTTCCGAAGAGTTTAACCGTGAAGCAATGCAGTTTGCAGACGAGATGAACGCTATTTATGGTAACGAAGCACCTCTATTCACCGATGAAGAAGCACTCTTTAAGATATCAGATAATGTGCAGATTTAATATTGTTTAACCGTTATTGTTTTTACCATATTACTTTAATATGTATTTTTGCTGAAAAAATTTATTGTGTATGGATAATAAAGAGATTGTTTTATTTGATAGAAGTATTCGTGTTACTTCTGATTGGTATGTATGTGTGTCTGATGCTCAGTGTGCGATAAATGAAGCTCGTAACAGGACTAGTTTGAAAAGATATAATTTCAGCCAGTGGTTAAAGACGCTTTACGTAAGTGACATGGTTTCCAGTATTAATGAGAGTGGCAAGGATGCTTTCAAGGTTGAGTTTGATAATGATTCGGGTAAGATAGAGCAGTATTGTCATTTTGGTGTGTTTGTTAATATGATTTTGTCGGCAAGCCCTGTTAGTGGTGTACTAGACAATGAAGATTGGTTTAATGATTACGTTTGTGATGTATATTCCATTGACTATCATGTTTATGAACACGCCAAGATACTTGCCGTTGGCGGTTTGTGGCGTTATACGACAAAGAATGCTAGGTTCAGTGATGATATCCGTATGATGGATGATATCATGTATTTCGTTCCCGATGGTTACAAGAATGCCGTGTATAGCCTGTTTTTTGATTTGCTAGGTACGTTTTATTACAATTGGGAGTTTGCGTTGCGTTATGCAAAGAAACTTCTTTTAGGGGATGTGGAGGAATGATTATGAGATGCTTTGTTCGTTTTGTCATGTTTCTCATATACATTGACATTGTATTTGTTCTTCTTGTGTTTATGGTTCCTACTGAGATGATGTACAGGTGGAGTGACGGTAAAAAACCTTACGGGTATGTTTCATGCCTGTCAAGTTCATTGGGATATCCTGACGATTATCGTTATACATTAAGCGATTTCTTTAGGGATTTGAAACAGGGATGGCATAATTTTAAGTAATATGGGTTCTATTGATTATGAATATATATTTGCCAATCTTGATACCGTGCTTGGGCTTCCTTTAAGGCGTAGGGGTAAGCGGTGGACGTTGCCTGCCCGGATAAATCTGGAGAGCCATAGCAGGAAAGACAAGCTGGTTTTCTATATGAACAAGTCGGGCAGTATCACCGTTACCGAGCAGGGAGGTGATTCTGTTAACCTGTTTGACTTTCTCGTGTCTTATCTTCCCGGTTGCAGTAGTGCTTCTGATGCTTTTAGGATTCTGTCAAGCCCGGACGGTTGCAGGATGAGTTTGAAGGATTTTTACGAGAGGGAGTATGATTCTGGGAAGCAGGAATCAAGGTTTGTTGATGTGAAGTATGTTGACAGGCTTAGTGATGCCGGGCATTGGAAGGGGAGTAATCTGTATGAGTACCTTTTAGGTGTTTTCGGTGTTGATTCCGTGAATGATGTGTTTTCAAGGTACAAGGTAGGGTGTCTTGGAAAGGAATCCACTGTGTTCTGGTATTCCGACAAGGATGGTAACGTGTGCCATGACAACAGGATAAGATATGGGGTGAACGGTCACAGGAAGAAGGAAACCCATGCTTTCAGGAAGTTTACTACGGGCGAAGGATTTACCCATCGAGGCTTTTTTAAGCCGTTTTTAGGGGAGTATTGCAGTGATGCGATAACTTGTATGGTTGAATCGGAGAAAACCGCCATAATAGCCTCTATGGCTTTTGGTAACGGTTTTATATGGACGGCTTGTGGCGGAATGAACCAGCTTGGAAATAAATTGCCAAAAAATGTTATTTTATTCCCCGACTTTGATAATAAAGCTATATCTTTGTGGGGTGACAAAGGACGTGTGGCGAAATGGTGGGAGTTCCCTAGCCTGTCTTTAGGATTGAAGCATAACGATGATATCGGAGATGCTGTTATTAATAATTTGAAGAGTATTAACATTAAACAATTTAGAGAATGGATATTGAATTAGAAATTGATTTTAAGGAAAATCTTCTTTCCTTGCGTAATTATATCTCTTTGGGATTTCGTTGTGACGATATTGATTTCAAGAACGCGGCTATTGCTTCCATTGATAGAATGATGGAAGAAGTATTGGATGAGCATGATGTGAATTTCTTTGACGCATTGCAGAATGCTACTGAAAACATTATTGAACTCACTACAGTAAATGATGTTAATGATATTTGCTGTGAATTTTACTATGTGATGGATGAGAATGAGCGTGTCATGCACCGTGAGTTCTTTGAAAAGCTGAAAAAATATCGCGAAAGCAAGATTGAACGTATTGTTCCTTTGAAGGAAAAAGACTGCATTGTCATGGGTAATAAGTATATTGAATTAAGTAGCGGCAAAGAGTGTGTAGTTGACAGCATTATCCACATGCTTAGTGAGAATGACCGAATGATTAAAGATGCTGTTTTGTATGTAGACCATCTTGGTCAGCGCATAGCGTGTTCTGCTGATGAATTTAGGAAAAAGTTTGGGGTGAGGAAATAAGTCGTGTTATGGCTAATAAAGGGAAAATAAGGATTGGCGGTAAGGTGATGGGAAAGGATTACGGTAAGTATTTCTATTCTCCACGTGGTAATATGTGGGCTGTCACCTTGTGTACGTATGACTGTGATGATGGTCGTATGTTTGAAAAAATAGAGTTGTATAGAACGAAGGAACAGGCTAGGGAAGCTGCATTTAGATTAAACACTGATGTTAAAAATGGATAAAGTAAAATTTGTAAAATTAAGACGGGATGCAGTTCTTCCCGAAAAAAAAACTGATGGTGCTGCCGGGTATGATTTGTATGTTCCTGACAACACGTTGATAAGAAAAGGTCGTAATCTGATTAAACTTGGTATAGCCATTCAGATGCCTTCAAATATGAAGGCTATTATCAAGCCGAGAAGCGGATTTTCCCTGAAAGGTATTATTGGCGTTGACGGGAAGTCTCATGACGCAGATGTGTTGGATGGTGTTATTGATTGTGACTATACAGGTTGTATAGGTGTTATAGTGAAGAGTTTTGAGAAAGAGCCTTTCTATATTGCTGCCAAGGAGCGAATTGCTCAGCTTCTTTTCAGTAATTATATTGAGGTTGAATTTGTTGAGGTTGAAAGCCTTGATTCAACGGATAGGGGTGATGGAGGTTTTGGTCACACAAATAATGCAGGTAAATGAAAACAAAGAAAATAGGCAAAATTTACGATAAAGGCTACGATAGTGTATTGAACAAGTATTTTGTTCTTGCTATGTTTGTTGAGTTTGGTGAAACGAAGTATGACCGTATTTTCTTTTCTGATAAGAAGGATGCGGATAACATAAAAGTTGGTGATTTGTTATGATTGGAGTTACGTTGAACAGCAAGGTAAAAATTATAAGCCGTGATAAATACATTTCACTTCACGGTGAAGATTCTGTAAGCAAGTCAAATGTGTTCGGTAAATTTGTCACTGTTAAATACTGTTTTGAGAATGGTGAAAAGTTTCTTTGTGCGGATGACCAGGGTAAAGAGTATATTCTTTTCTCGGATTGTATTGCTTATGTTGATCGTATTGAAGAGAGAAGCATCCTTGATGAGGCAAAGGATATCCGTAGCAACAGCAGGCAGTCTGACTATGGTGATGCTGTAGCTAATTTTGAAAACATTTCCAAGATGGCTTCTTTGATTACTGGAAAGGAATTATCTCCTTATGACTGTGTTGCTGTACAGATAGCTGTAAAGCTATGCAGACAGGGATTCCATAAAAAGCGTGACAATATGGTTGATTTGGCTGGTTACGCTGATATAATGCAATTAATCGTAGACCAGGAAAATGTGGAAAATGGGGAAAAAGGCTGACAACGCTTTGATTTTTAGGAGAGTTCTAGCGGCAAGCGGACTCTCCGATACTGATGTTAACAGGAAAAGCAGAAAGCATGATATTGTGATGAACCGTGCTCTTGTGTGCTGTGTCATGCGTGATATGGGTTTAAGTATGTCTGAAATTTCTGATTTTCTATGTATTGACAGGAGTAGCATATACAATCTTTTTAAATATTCTTCTGAGCTTGACGAGAGGGTAAGGGAGATAAAGTCTAGGATAAAGGAGGAAAGATAATGGGTTTGAATAAAGGATGGGGTAAACTTCCCCTTAGTAACAATCTTCTTATTGACGATGAAAAACAGAAGAAGATTGATATAGCAAAGCATATTGATGATGCGAATGAGATGGAGTTATGGGCTGCGTCCGCTTATGTCATAGATACCAATCCTGTCTTGTTTTACAGAGCTACACACGTTGTTGACGAGGGTATGTCAGAGCGTTCTTTGCTTATGAAAGCCAAGCAATGGGTGAACTCTCCAAGGATAACACAGATTGTCAATTATGCCAAATCTTCCATGCTTGCTTCCGATTATGTGACACCATCCATGAGGCGTGTATTGGAAGGGGAGAATAAGGAAAAGACAAAGACTTTGATAAACAAGGATAACCTTGAATTTGAAGATGCGATAAGTCTTATAGAAAGTTTCCTAAAGCGTTCTGATATAGACACTGCTGATTTTAAGGATGTGAAAGGTGCACTTGATATGCTTGCAAAGTTCAAAGGTTGGCTTTCTGATGATGATGCTGGTGAAGATTTCTACGACAAGACCACCATAGCGTTTTTCCCATACGATTGCGACAAGTGTGTACGTGCCAAGGCAGGGTTATGCAACAAGTGTGTATATCATCGTGAATCAACAGGTGATCTTAGTGATGATGAACGTAAATGGATAAAGGAAAACGATACATGGAAAGGGTAGTCTATGTCGGTAAGGAAAACCACTAATTTGACGGTAAGGAACAAGGAAAGGGAAAGGCGTGTAAGGGAAATAGAGGAAGAGGGAGTATTTGATTATTACCATAAATTTACTCCTGTCCAGTTGTACAAGTACCTTTCACCTCTATGTAGTATTGATGCGTTACGGGTATTACGTTTGTGCGTATTATCCGCACAGAGGGGAGATAATATGATAACGTTGAAGTTTATAAGGAGGCAACTGAAATATAAGCCCAGGCGTTCTGTTTTTGATTCATTGATAAATGCCGGATTGATAATAGAATCAGTTCCTAATGTTTTTTCCTGTACGGTGAAAGTAAACGAGTATTCTCATATATTGAGCATGATGCGTATTGATGATAATGCTCCCGATGTTGTAGATGTGGATGATTTAAATTGTTACAAAGTTGTAGCAGAGGATAATATTAGTTACCGTGTCGTTAGCAAACGGGGGAGTGTTATAAAGAGTTTCACTGACAAGAGTGAAGCAAGCAATTATCTTGACGAACTGTATTTCCCTAAAGGTGAAGATGGTGATGTAGAGGCATTGTCGAAAGAGGAAGAGGAAGAATTAACCATTTAGTTAACTATTTTTAGTATTGTTTTCTGTATTAGTTTATTTTTTAATATTACTTTTGTCGCATGAGATATTGCTATGATAAAGAACGGTATGATTATCTTGTCAACGAGATTTTTAAATGTGGCAAGATACTTAAAGAGAACACAACTAACGGTAAGGAAGTTAGTTGGAAGGTTTTCTGGATAAGGGTGGACGCTCACAAAAGAAGGCTGTCCGCGATGAGAGAATTGGACAAAATAAAGGAAGAAAAATATAAAAAATAAAAAAATGGATTTAGTATTAAATTGTAAAGTAAAGAAAGTAGGTCAGTTACAGACTGGTACAAGTAAGGCAGGTAATCCTTGGCAGAAGAGAAATTTTCTCGTTGAGGAAATTGGTTCTACATATACCAAAGAGGTGTATTTCTATGTAATGGGAAACCTGTGTGATCTTCAATTGAAAGAGGGTGATACTATTACTGCCCATCTTGAAATCAGAGCAAGAGAATACCAGGGTAAATATTACAATGAAGTTGGGTGCTTTAAGATAGATATGCCGCAACCAGCACAAGCACCATCACCTGCACCTGTTCAGCCTGAAAGACGGGATGATTTGCCCTTTTAGTATTGCAATGCTATCCGAAATGTGTGGTTTTTGCCTGTATTGATTAAATTCTTGTTTTTGTTTGCGGATGGAGGTTTATCTTTTTTGCCATATTTCGGGTTTTCCTCCATCCGATTTTTATTCATAGTTGATAATGAAACGAATAAAGAGTAAATTTCCTTTAGCTGACATATTCAATTTTGTATTGGGTAAGTTATCCGTTTTGGAATCTATTTCTAAGCCTGTAACTTTCTCTTCCCGTGATAATGCTTTACCTGCATTGTATTATGATGTTGTTTTGTATGAAAAGTATTTGAATGATACAATGTCTAAACTTATGGGGTGGATTGATACTATCAATCAATACAAGTCTGTTGGCTATGATCATTCTAAGTTTGTTGAGATGAAAACAAACGAGTATAAAGAAACATGGACTTTTGATTCGGAAGATGATATCCCGTATTTTTCTTTTAAGAGTTGTTTGGTGTGTGAAGATTATAGGGATATCGTATTGGATTGCTCTGATGATGATATTACAAGCATGATGAGTGCAGTTAGTCTTTTTAGTCGTTTTGATATCTGTGAGTTTTTCAAAATTCCTTCATTAAAAATTGAGGAAGATGGAACTATACATGAGAGAACTTTTGCAGACAAGGAGATGGATAAGGCTTCAAACAGCGTGATGATTGATGATGTTCGTTCTACTATGATTCATGTTAATAGGAAGATTCATTCTTTGGTTGACTACATAAAGAGCATTGACGAGGATAAATTTGATGAGAACGTTGTGGTAAAGATAGAAAGGGATGTATTTGAAATACTTATGGATGGGGTTGTATCATGACAAATATGAAAAAATCAGCAATAAATCTTATGGAAGAATTTATCCATGAAGCAACTCCCGAATTAATATTAAATGATTGTATAAATTTTGGAATAGAATTAGATAATATAACTAGTGCTACTCCAAAGAAAGTAAAGGAATATATTGAAATGAAAAAGTACATTGGAACAAAACAGATTGAAGCAGAACCTATGACAAGAGGTGATGCGTGGGGGAAACATCTTCTTAGAGAAAAACCGTCAACGGAAAATTTCGATGATGAGGGTTATCATGTCCGATATGAAGATGGATACGAAAGCTGGAGTCCTAAAGATACGTTTGAAAAGGCGTATAATATTGCCGAAACACTAGTTGACCGTATGCAGATAGAAGCCGAAGAACTCAATGGAAGATATATAGAGTTGGCCGCTTTCATAGATTCAGGGAAAATGGATGAAGTCGTTAATGATATATACAACAAGTGTTTGCTGGAAATCCAATGCGGCACAATGTTCGACTATATACGCCTTCTTGACACTCGCATACAACGTATGCAAGGCTCTGATAGCGCAGAAGTGCGGAAGATGAACTTTGGTATGGCGATCAAGGCTCTTAAATACGGTTATGCTGTCCGTAGAAACGGCTATAATGATAAGGGCCTATGGGTTATCAAACAGGTACCGGCACACATTGATAGCGACATTATCCCCAAGATGCAATCTCTTCCGCAATCAGCAAAAGACCTTATTCTGAAAGGCAAAGGATTCATTGACTATACAAGCCAGTGTCTTATTTACAATGAGAATACCGGACGCGCTGATTCATGGGTCCCGTCTATTAGCGATGTGTTTGCCGATGATTGGGAGATTGTTGATTAATATATAAGGCAGTAATTATTATCTTTGTGGTGATTTTGGCACCGTAGAAGATCCTTAAAACAATATTTGTCTTATGGACTGTTGCCTGGATCTTAATTCTTTTCATAATTTAAAAGGGGTAGGGGTGGTATAGTCCTTTTCATTTATGCTATAACCACCCCTTATTTACTAAACACATGAGAAAAAAAGAACTTATTAAAAAAATGAGAGAATATCAGTCTTGGCGGAAAGGTGCTGATATCCCTATGATGCCGCCATCCGAAGTAACTAGGATGATTGATTCCGCAATAACGGTAATAGAAAAGTCTGATACAAGCAAGGCGAATGCCGTGCTGTTCAAAAAAGAAGTGATAGACAAACTTCATATCACTGTGGGTGCTATGATTTTGGACGGATATGACGAGTTGGATTCATGTGTAAAATATGTTAATGACTTAATACGTGAGTTAGATAAAAATTAATTTGTTTGTAAACGGAAATTTGGTGTGCGACCGAAGCGAAGCGAGGGAGCACAGGGGCAGTCTAGCTGCACAGGGGCAGTCTAGCTGCACAGGGGCAGTCTAGCTGCACAGGGGCAGTCTAGCTGCACAGGGGCAGTCGAAGTTATAACACTATGTGGTGGGGAACTTCCTAGTGATTCTGATATTTCTGATGCTGTTATAATTGATGGCGATATTCATTGTCGTAGTATCAGTTGTAATGGCATTGTTGTTTGTAAAGGTTCTTATACCGTTATAGAGGAAGGGGGTGATTATGGGTCACTCTAACGGTAAAATCACCGCACCTGTCGGATTGGATAGTGATGTATATCCTACCCTAGGTATTGGTCCTACTAGTGATGGTTATGATTTAGGGTATGCTTGTCTTAGCGAAAAAATTAATATGTGGAGTTATATAAAACCCAAAGAAGCGTCTAGCCCTTCATTTGACAACGCTAGTTTACCTGGTATAATTTATGATTCTGTAAATAAGAAATGGCATTTATAACCAATTAAACACTATTTAACTAAATTGTTTATGTCATAATTTAATTTATACTTATATTTGCAATATGAAACGAGCGTATAAATATAGACTTAATCCTACTCCTGAGCAGATTGTTTTCTTCAACAAATCTTTCGGGTGTTGTAGGTTTGTATATAACTATATGCTCGGTAAACGTATAGAAGCGTATCAGCGTGACAAGACGAAGATAGGGTGGGTTGAACTGGCTAAGATGCTTACAGAACTTAAAAAGGAAGATGGGAAGGAATGGCTTTCGGAAGTATCAAACGAGTGCCTGCAACAATCCATAAGAAATATGGACAGCGCGTTCGTGAAGTTCTTCCGTGAAAAGGCAGGATTCCCAAATTTCAAGGCGAAGCATTACAGCCGACAGTCATACAAAGCTATAAATTCGGTATCTGTTGACCTTGACAATAACAAGGTAAGACTTCCAAAGATCGGATGGGTTAAATTCTTTCCAAACAGGAAATTTGACGGTAAAGTATGCTCTGCCACGGTAAGCAAGACGCCAACGGGTAAATATTTCATTTCTGTCCTTGTTGACGATGGAAAGGAAATACCTATAAAGCCTGATGTCAGATATGATACGTCTATCGGTATAGATGTCGGTATAAAGGATTTTGCAGTTTGTTCAAATGGTGATGTGTATGCCAATCCCAAATATCTTGAGAAATCGGAAGCAAGGCTAAAGGTGTTGCAAAGAAGATTCTCAAAGACAAAGAAAGGCTCCAACCGA